CGTAGGTTGCGTTATTGCCGTTATCATTTACAATGGAAGGAGCAGCGGCGGCGGAGCGAGCTGTGTCACCTTCGCCATCGAGTCTAGCAGTGTCTGTCCTCGTGCTAGCGCCGTCTGCCACCTTCTCAAACGCCGTTAGCAGCCAGGTCTTCTTCTGCCCGTTCCACTCAAGGCGGACAGCGCCTTTATGCGTTGCAGATTCCAAGTTTATCCGGTTGCTTGAGCGCGTCGTTATACGCATGCCAGCAACGATCTCCTGCAGATTATTTAGCACCTCTGGGTGTTTAATGGCGATCTTGGCTAGGCCGAATCCGTCGCGGTAATTGTTCTTTGCGCTACCTTCTTTGCCCCAGATTAGATCTACGTCTCCGATATCCGGGTGGCTGATAGCACCTACAGCATCGCCAGTCTTTAGTTCAGACAGCTTTGCAATAGCACCCTTTGTGTCTCCCTGATACTGCGTCAGAACGGGGCCGAAGCTCTGTTCTTCCTCACGAACAGCCGCAAGCTCTTTAGCCGTTGGTACGTTTCGCAGGTAATCGAATTCGTTGCTGGAGTCTGGTGATAGACGTGTACGGCGGCTTTCTGGATAAATATCAGCCATGCCAACCAATGCGCCGGTGTCTGCATTTCCCATCAATGTTGCGACACTTCCATCGTCGTGAACAATAATCGAATCTGTGGCATGCCATGATGCTTTCTTTAGCACGTCAATATCTCGACCGATAATAAACACCCGGAACGTATTGTTCGATAAAGACTCTTTCAACAGGATTCTGTGGTTAGCCGATTTATCGTCCGTAAACGCGCTAGAAGGAACGGACGATATGCGACGCACGCGGCTTTGGGCGTCTACGCTCACCAGAGTCACAGCGCCTTTATCAACGTCTAGCTTTTTGGCCACAGCCATTAACTGAGCTGGGCTCCCGATTGTAAGCATAGAGAATTCGCCAGCCGTCATTGGCTCGACAGCACCGAAGTCCTTGGCGCGAACGTCGTACTCGCCCGTAGCAAATGGGTCGATGAACGCGTACTCATTGGTGTCGATAACGACATGACCCTGATTGCTGAGCGCTGGCATCGCTTCGGTAAAGTACCGGGTGATTTTAAGATCCGCAGAGCTTGGGCGTGCCATACCGCTTGGATGGTTGTGCAGCATCCAGTAGCGTGTTGCACCTCGCTCTTTGGCAACCTTAGAAACTTCCTTTAGGTAGGCTTCAGCGTCGTCTCCGATAATCGCCTGGGTCGATGTTGGGAGCCTACTTGTCAGGCCTAGCTGGCTAACGACGCGCCCTGCGTCATTGGTAAATACCAGGCGGAATGTCTCAAAGCGCGGGTCGCGATAGACCTGCGCCAGCGTTGCTAGGTCTTCGGCGGAATCAACTCGCTGTCCGACGAGGCTGACTCGTTGACGGGCAGCGTAATCACTTGACAGGGTTCGTCCAAGTACGGAGCTGGAGGATCGTAGATCATCCATGGCGGACACTGCTTGCCGCTTGGCAGTTTCTCCGCCTTGGCCGTCCTGGCTTTCGACAGGCAAGTAATCGAGGAAGAGGTCTCTTTGTTTGACATACGTATCCGACTGGTCTGATACAGGTATCGTAACCGATTCTTGGTTGACGCTACCCTGCTGTCCGGGTATAAATTCGGAAAGCCCAGAGATAGGGGCGTCACTTGAACCAGCTTTTTGCAGGTCAGGCCGCCCATAGGAATCCTGGGCTTTAATTGCCTGATCTGACGTATATTCGTCGATAGGCTGAAATAACCGGCCTTGCCCCTGGGCTTCAAGGCGATCAACCGGGCTTTCGCTTCCAGTGAGTCCGAATCGATCCCGCTCCAGATCTGCCTGGCGCTTCTCCTCTTCGGCGCGTGCCAGCTCTGCAGCTTCCTTCTGGGTTTTCTCAATACGATCCAGGCGCTCAATAATGTCCCGGTTCGTGTAGCTCTCTAGGCCGTAGTCGGTTCCGTTGTTTCCGTAGCCTGCTGGTTGCTGACGGAGGTTTGTATCGTCGGCGGGTCGGCCTGCTTCAGCTCCTTGAGCGTCTGCTTGTCCTGGTCGTTGATAGACTCCCCGTGCAGCATCTTCTTGAACAGACTTGCCCCCTTGGGCGAGTTCCATATTTTCTTGGCTTCCGGCTTCATCGGCATTCCTTAATTTGTCAAAAACTTCCTGGCGAGAAGCCTTTGGCTCAATGCCAAATAGGCCTTCTTCCGGTTTAATGGCTTCACTATACGCAAAATCTGCGGCACGACCCAGAGCCTCGGCAATTGCCTTGCTGCTGCGGGTGTTGGCGGCGAACAGGCTCAGAACATCTACCACGTTAGCGTCGGCAGTCATGTCAACCTGCTGCGCGGCACGGGTAATCGACAGGCCTGTACGACGTGCATTGACGGCAATATACGCCGCGTCCGTAATGGCCTGGCGGATATCAAGTGCGCCAGCGCCTTCCAGTCGCGCCATCTTCGGGGCGACCTGGGCAAGCGCCGACAGCACAATGCGCGCCTCTGGATCTTGCGCCTGGGCATATAGGCGGATTAGTTCGTCATTGGCGTAGGCCTTGGCAAAGATCGCCGCATTCAGACGATCTGTCGCCTGCTTGGTTGGCTGGCCGTTAGTATCCAGCAGACTGCCCTGCTCTGCCTGCGGCATGGCCTGCACAAACTGCCGGATTGACTTGGGCGTTACTGCGCCGTCTTCGGCAAACTCCAGGGCTTCCAGGTTCACGCGCTGAACGTCGTTATTTGCCTGTTCAACAGGCGAAAGCTCCAGGTTGCCTACTGTGTTCGATACGTCGCCAATATCGGCCGTTACGCTCTCCTGCGGCATGACGCGCACCAGAACCGGGTTTGCCATACCAGCGATCACCTTAGCGTCTACACCATGCAGCGTATCCGCCGCCAGCTCGTCGCGGTACGTACCGGCTGTGTCTTTGATATAGGCCTCTTGCAGCCCTGCAACGCGGCCGTTTCCTGCGATAGCGCGCACCGCGTCAATCTGGTTGTCGCCATAGGCTTCATTGATCGATCCGTCGGCTGTGTTCGACGGCAGAAGCTCGCTTGCGTCTACAACGGCATACTGAATAGGAATGCGTCGGCCATCGCTGGCTACAGCAATATCGCTCACGCCCAACTGAGACTCGGGGATAACGCCACCGGATACCACGGGCGCACCATTAGCGAAGTCCCGTGAGAACGATAGGCGGTTGTAGTCCGGATTCGCAGCAATGCTGGTCATTTGAGCAATCGACGACGGCGTTGCTCGGTTGCGGTTCTGCAGGATCTTGTCTGCATCCTGTGGAATACTCGGAGCTAACGGATTAGCCTGCGGAGCTGCAGGATCAATACTCGGAGCTGCATCGAGCTTAATATCGTCCGGCGCCGGAGCCAGCTTGCTAGGCACGGTTGCCGTGTCAGAGATCAGGCTGGCCAGATTAGCTGCCGCCTGTGGGTTAGCAGTCTGCGGATCTGGGCCGCCTATGATCGTAATGCTTGGCGGTTGCGCGCTTCTTTGGTTGCTTGTAGCGCCAACTCCGCCACCAAGGATCGCGCCCAAAGCGCCTTCGTAGGCCATGCGCTTGCCGAGCTGGTTGGCACTGAAATCCTTGCCATCGCCTACAATCTCGCCAGCGTAATTGCCACCAGCTTCGCCAGCTTCTTGCAGCCCTTCCTTGGCCATCGTCTTGGCTGGTTGAGCGAATAGGCGAGAAAATACGTTGCTCGCTGCCTGGCGCAGCGACGGGTCGTTGGCAATCTTCTTGGCGATCAACCCGTCTGCGCCGCCGCCCGTTAGCGCACCAACACCCAGGGACGCCAGCCCGGAGATTGCAGCGCCGGTGTACTTGTCGCCAAGATCAGGCGAATCAATGCTGGTAAACGTGTCTGCGGCATTCATAGCGCCGCCAGTACCAATAGCCGCTGCTGTCGCTGCTTTTCCAGAGTTCGCAAACTTCGGGATAAGCGTCACGCCCTTGGCTGCGCCTGCTGGCAGAAATAACGAACCGACGGTTGATACGCCCGCATCCATGGCGGCGCGTGGGTTATCAATGACAGTAGACGCTAGGTCGCCAATGCCCTTGGTTGGGTCATTAAGCACGGCATTAACGGCGGCCTTCTGGTCGCGTAGCTTCTGCGATCCGACAGTCGCGTCGATTGCATCCATGCCCTTGGTCATGGCATTAGAAACACCACTGCCATACTCGCCGCCGGTCGCTAGTTGCGCCACGTCACCGACGCTCTTTATGGCGGTTGGAACGATCTTGGCGACTGCTGCCGCCACGTCGCGTGAATCGTCGCTGAACGGATTGAGCTTGCTGAATATGGCCTTTACTGACTTCTTGTAAAAGCCTTCGTCTGGCTTATCGAGTTCTCCGGAAAACTCTTTTAGACCTGGGGTTGCGTCCAATTCTCCGGAAAACTCTTTGAAAGCCATGCGTTACTCCATGATGTATTTTTTACCGGCTGCGTCTTGGTAAACAGGCTTGCCGCCTGATGTCCCAATGAGCTTGTAACCAGCCGGAGCCGTTGGGGCTATTGTTGCCCCCGGTGTGGCCGGTGCTGGATTTTTGTTCGGGATAGAACGACGCGCCCAGCGTGTATCGACTTCGGCCTGGATCTTGTCGCTGCTCGATCCTGGCATGTCTTTTTCTACCTGGGTAACGATGGCGTTGTAGGCCTTTGCGTTTGTTGCATCTACGCCGGTCGTCGTCTGCTTGGCCGGTGCAATGTGAACCGGTGCGCCGCCTGTTGGGATTGCCGTCACCATGGGCTTACCGTTCTCGTCGGTCGTTACGACGGTATGGTCAAGGCCGCCCTTGATCCGTGCGGTGCGTGCGCTGCTCTCGCCTGCTGCTGCGCCACGTTGCGCTGCCAGCGCGCCTTCCTTGGCGTTAAATAGCTTGGCCAGCCCTGGGTGCGACATAATCTGCTCGCCGGTCGCTTGGTTAATGCTAAACCCGGTGTCGCTGATGTTATCGAATGGCGCTTTCCCGCTGGTTGCAAAGTGCGCCTGCGCAACCGGAAGCGCCTTTGTCGGGTCTTGTAGAACTGCCTCTCTATGGCCAATTGCCTGCTCAATGTCGGCCGACTTTGAAAACTTGTCAGCATCTTGACCCAGCAACTTAAACGCAACTAAAGCAGCTTTGTGATGTGGCGTAAGGCTAGGATGATCTTGCTCTACCTGGCCTATGTTTTCTCTAAAGTCATTAGTCATCTTCAAGCCGCGTGCTTCTTCAGCTGATTTGACTTTGCCCATCGTCGATAGGTAGGCATCGTTTTTGTAGTTGTCAGCCAGGGCGACGCGTTGCAGTGCGTTGCCAATACCCTTGGCCAGTGAGTTAGCGCCTGCTGCGCCGCCGTCGATTGCGAAGCTGCTCATGGTGTTACCTTTATCCGAAAGCCGTTGGTAGAGAAACCGACGTATTCATTGCTGTAGTTGGCGCCATACTGGTTGCGCCACCTGCGCCTGCTGCGCCAGCAGCGCCGCTTGCGCCGGTCTTTGCTGCCGCCGATGCAGCGCCGCCATACATCATCCCAGCGCTACCTGCCGCGCTTAAAAGCTGCCCTGCAAAAACCTTGCCCGGGTCAACCAGTCCGGCCTGCTGGATAGCAATAGCGTCTGCCGCCTGCTGGCCTTTTGAGAAACTATTTAGCTGGTCAATCGCCATGCCGGTATCCATGAGTCGGATACCTTCATTCATGCGCAGTCGGTTAGCGGACGTGGTCTTTCCAAGAAGTCGCGCCAGCGCCTCTGCGTTTTTTAGCGTGTTCGCGTCAGACGTGGCCTTTGCCGCCGTATAGTCTTCGGAGACATTACCCTGTGTCGTCTGCTGCTGCGCTCGGATCGCCTGGCTATCAGATACCGGGGCAATCAGCTCGGTTGCGATCTGTTCAGCAAGAGCATTCTGCTCCGCAAGACGATCTTTAGGCGCAAACTTCTCCGCCGTCTGCATGGCCTTGGATTCGGCGCGCTTTTGCAGTTCTTCCTGGGCGGCAAGCGAGCGCTGGATCTGTTGCTGCTGGCGTTCCTGGGCTTCTGTCTGCGATTGATACTGAATGGCTGCGCCTGCCACCATGGCCGCTAGTGCGGCATACGATGCAATAGTACCTGCGCTAATAGCACCTGCCATTTTATTCTCCTGTAATCAGCGTCGTTACGCTGGTCATTCGGTTGGTCATGAGCAGCTCGTACTCGTCCGTGAACTCGCGCTCGCACTGGTCTACCGTCGTCGCATCCGTCGGGAACAGCATGGTCATGTTCACATCGGTGTGAGCATAGAAGATCTGCTTACGGCCAGCGCTGCCAGGCAATACCGTATAACCACGCAGCTCAATCGTTTCCTCGCCGATGAATACCGCGCAATCACCGGAGACGATCAGCACTGTAGGAACCTTCAGCAGCGCGCCCGTGAGTACCGTACCGGCTGGCATGAATAGCGTGCGTGCGTACATGCCGCCGTGGATCAGGTTGCCGGTTGGTAGGTCTACCTGCTTCAGAAACTCAAGCGACAAGGCTTCTACCATCTTCACCTTTTCGATGCTCTCCTGCGACATGGCAGGAAGACTGGGCGCAGACAGCGCGACGGCCGTAGCCGCCTCGCTCTCTCGCTCAATCAGTGCGGTTCCTGTCATATCGTGGCCTCATTACTTTGTCGTATCGCCACCATAGGTAGCTTGCGGTCCTTTGGTAGCCGTTACATTGTTCTGGCCATACCCAGTCATAGCCGCGTTTCTACCGGTGATGATCTGGTTAGTCAGGTAGGCTTGCGATAGATCATCAAACAGTCCGCCAACGGTTGCGCCAGAACGCGCCGACGCTGCCTGATTCGCATTGGCGGACAATCCGCTCAAAGCCATCGATGCAGCAGTGCCGGTATCAATCCCAGATTGAGCCATCGAGATCAGGTTTGCTCGGGTGCGTTCATCCTGGGCTTGCAGGTCTGCTGCAGACTGGTCGGCAATACCGCCAGCTCGGAGCAGGCCTTCATTAGTGCGACGATTAAGCTCCGAGTTGCTGTCTACGTCGGCAGAGCCGCCGAGCAGGCCGGTGCGAGCCAGTCCGAAGCGGTTGACGCGCTCAGCCTCTGCGGCTTGTCGGTTCACCTCTTTAGTGTTCAGATCGTAGACTGCAGCCTTCTGGTCGGCGTATAACTTGCTGCGCGAGTTATTCGGATCGCCGTTCACCCAGTATTCGTAGGTTTCCGGAGTTTGAACCTCAACCGGGTTGCCATTTTCATCCCATTGCACGGTCGTGTTGTAACGCGTGCCATATGCCTTTGTCTGGTTGTTGAAAATGCTGTTGATCGTGTCAGTTGCTGCAGCGATACGCGCCTGGCGTGCCGCTTCGCGCTCACCCGCGCCGCCGTCTCCGCCGCCGCCACCGCCGCCCTCAAGGGTCATGCGCCCCGCTTCTTTGCGGAATGCGCGCATCGGTAAAAGGTCAAAGTGGTTGTATCGCATTTTTAGATCCTCACGCCGACAACGGCATACTTCGTTTTGAAACCAAAACGCGACCAGAGCCTAGCGATAGACTCTCTGGCTGCGCCTTCAATGGATGTTGCGCCTAGCGACTTCATGCACTCGCATAGCTCTGCAAACGTGCCGTCATTGGCGATTAGCTTGCCGCCGATAGAGATAATGAAAGCCACCCGGTCATTCGGCCGGTTAATCATTTCGACGGCCGCAGCGCCATGGATCTTGCCGCTATCGTCGTATCCAACAACCAGGCTCCAGAAGCCCTGCAGGATCATGGCCTTGGCCTGGTCAATCGTGTAATCAACAAAGCCGTCCTGGCCAAGATCAAGGCCGTTCTTTATAAACGGCTCAGCCTCTTGCCACGTCTGGGCAACAAGTCGAAGCGGAACGATTGAGACGTTGATTTCCATACCAAATTCTGGCGCGGTTTCAACCTCGTCCCGGATAATTGTTTCGGTCACATCGACCCCAGCACGTCGTAGTACAGCGTTACCGAGTCCAGGCGGAAACCGGCGCTGTCATAGTTGCGGAAGCGCAGGGCAAACTCTGTGCCGCCGCATTCCACGGGAACCATACCGGCTGGCCGTGTATTGCCTTTGATCTTCACCGGGCTAGTATAGGCGTCCTGGTTGCGAACATCGTAGCCAATCGAGAATTCGCACTTGCCATCGACTACAATGTCAGCGCCGTAGATCCGCTTGAGCTGTCCAGGCGACTTAAAATCCATATAAGGCAGGTCGAGCAGCACTTCAAACTGCAAGCCGTCGTCCGTGTACGACTCCGGGTCGAGCTTGAAAACGTCATCGCCGGAGCGGATATACAGCTCTTGGCCAAGTTCGGCAAAGGCGTCCACGGCGTTGGGCAGGAAGTATCGGCTCCAGGCGGCAATCTTTGCCGTGCGGCTGATCGAGTAGACGAATAGCTGGTTGCCAATTGCGCAGATATATTGCCCCGTGCCGTAGAAGTAGAAGGCTCGTGGGAAGATCCCTGGAACCTTCGTCTCGGGTCGCACCAGGCTATCAATCGGCGAACCCACGTCCACGTCTGCCAGGTTGCTGGTTAGTTGCAGCGTCGTGATTGATCGGAAGCCGTAATCAGATAGGAAGTACAGGTCACCGGCAACATTGGCTACGGAGCGCGGGAAACTCGTGCCGACGTTTTCCACAATGTCATCCATCTTCATCTGCGTAGGATCTGGGTCAACCGTCCAGATCTGCGCGCCGTCACGCGTCAGCACGACAAGCTTGTTCTGGTAGATACCCAGGGCGTTTGCCGAACGGTCACCACGGGAGTTTAGGCCGGTTGGCAGAAATCCAGCATCGTTCGCAGACGTCCAGTCACGCGGGTTGCCAGTCTTGCAGTAGCGCACCGTGTCGCCGTTAATGGCGAATAGCTTTGATGCCAGCTTGACGACGCCCTTGCTATCTGGGCAGTTGGCGTCGGCAATATGCGTTGTGGCGCTACCGTCCAGGTAATGATGCTCTACCGTGCCGTTATCGTACTGAATGGCGGCGTAGATATAGGCATTGAAGACGTCGGCATAAGGCACATCGGATACCGGGCGAGCGCCTGACGAGTTCTGTACCTTGTGCGACTGGAACATCGTATTGGCGTGGGTTACAGCGCCTTGTCCGTGGAACGTATGCAGCTTTCCGAATGCAGCGAATAGGCCTTTCGTACCAGCCTCCAGCGTGGCTACCTTCACCAGTCCTGGGCGTTTTGCCGTGGCCAAACCCGTGGTCACATAGGCATTTTTCATTTCACGCAAGCGGTTCGCGTCAGAGACAGAAGCGCCTTTGCGTAAGTCGATACCCAGGTCGAATCGGTTGAAGGTAATCGCTGCCATGATTAGCTCCGCAAGGTGTAGCCGTCAGCCGTCTTGGCCACTTGCATTTCACGGTCGCCGCTGCCACCGGTCACAAAGTAGCGGCGGTTTTCTTTCTGGCGCATCTTTTCTTTGTTCAGCATGTTCTGGAACGTCATCGCTGCGGCCTGGGCATCAGGCTGGCGGTAATGCGCCTTGGCCGTTGCCAGTGCGTACAGGAATACCAGACGGTCAGGAACAGAGCATCGGTCGCTAGGACGATCAAAACGGCCTAGATCGGCGGTGTATTCCACCAGCAATTCATAGCTGCGTTCTGGCACTGGATAAAGCTCGATCTGGCCCTTCAGCGTGTCGTACTTCTGGGGCTGCTGGCGCAGTGTTGCAAAGCTGCGGTCGTATTCGCTAATGCCCTGGCGCAGTGGTTCGCGGATATTGTCAGAGACGATGATCCAGACAGACAGCACGCGACCCGGATCAATCAGCTCATCCTCCTGGTCGTTGTGCCAGTCGTACAGATACGAACCTGCTTGCAGGTTAATGCGCGTTTTCTTGCGCATGGCCGGAGGATCAAGCTCGCCGTACACGTAGTCGTGCGCTTCTTGCAGGAAGCTCTTAACCGTCGTGTCGTTGTTCTTCGACGCAGAGCCTTGGGTCATAAACCCGGTGCGTGCGCGCAGCTCGGTCATGAGCTGGCCAAGCGTCTTGTATCTGGTAGCTAGTCCGTTCATGTTGCGTCCTTATGCCGTCGTCAGAACGATGGTGAGCGTGCCAGCGTTGTTTACCAGGCGTGCGCTAATGCTCGACCGGCCTACCAGGCTGGCCGTCTTGGTTGCCGTATCAATTGCTGTGATAACGCCGTCGAGGCCGTCCGCCCCTGGCGCGCCCTGGATGCCCTGCTCGCCCTGTATTCCTTGCAAGCCTTGAATCCCTTGCGCGCCCGTTGCGCCGGTCGCTCCAACTGCACCTGTCTCACCCTTGCCGTACTGCACGCCGGTAGACCAGTCGCCGCTTGCTGCTGACAGCTTGAAATACAGCATTCCCGTATCCATCGACAGGAACGAGAACCCTTTGTCTTGCAGGTTGTATAGGCTGCGATTGGCGAACAGGTCGCGCACGTCAGCGTCAAATGATGCGCCGGTATCGCCTTTGATGCCCTGGATGCCTTGCACGCCTTGAATGCCCTGCACGCCTTGTGGTCCGATTGGACCGGGTACTTGCAGCGCTGCGATACATTCAGCCGTCAGGTTAATCAGCGCAACGACGCTATTTTGCAGCGAGCCATCGTCTTTCTGGATCGCGGCAGCATTGGCGCGCAGCCCGTTGATCGACTCGGCGACCGCGTCAAACTCGCCATTGAGCGCGCCATGATCGGTGCGGTCTGCGTTGTTTTCCTGGAAGTTCTTGGTGCGGTTATAGGCTGGCGCTTGCATGGTGTATCCGATCAGTGAGGAACGTGGCTAAAGCCGAACTTGGCGGCAGCGCCGGTAAGCACCAGTCCGCAGAGAATGATGAGCAAGCCCCAGACGCCCTTCTTCACAATGTCTAGCTTTAGCTCACGCCAGAATGCTTCCTGGGCGTTGGCAGCTTTAATCATGGCTTCGTGGTAATTGCGGTGGCCGTCGAAGTCAGTCTCCCCATCGTCTGTGCGCGGAAATGCGCCGTGGATCTTCTTCACCTCGTCGAGTATCTCGTCGAGACGATCATCGAGTTGACGCGCTTCTTCTTTGGTAAGGCACTGGCCACCCACGGCTATCTCCTGAGTCATGAACCAATATTATGCGAAGTCAGCTTTGGTGAAGCCGAATTGTTCAATGATCGATAGATCCTCATAGATCTCCCAGACAGGATCAATCGCCTCGCCGTCATAACCAGGCTGACCATAACCTTCTGGATAAACGGCAACATTGCGCTTCTGAGTCATCGACCCTTTCAGATATGCCATAAAATCGTCGTGCGCTGGCGTGCCTGCAATGGCGTCCAGGTCGGCGCGGGTGTTAATAACTTGCGAGAGCATGTCTTTTCTCCAACCATGTAAATAGGTTTTCAGCGTCTGCCCAGCGCGCATGGCCGCGCCAGGAGGCAATAAACTTGTCAAGGCCTTCCGTGTCATCAAAGCGGACAAAGTTGGCGATTTTGCGCTTGGCTCGTGTGACCGACGACTTGCGCAGTAGCTTGTGGTTTTTCCAGATTCGATAACCAAGGAAGTTGATACCGTGGCTTACCGGCGCAATATTCCATCGGCTGATACGCAGCTTGAGGCGCTCCAATGAAAATGCTTCGATGCGATCAAACGTCTCGCGCAGCTTGGACGGATCGTCGCCAAGGATCACGATGTCATCCATGTATCGAGCCCAATGACGGTGGCCAAGAGTATGGTGAATCAGGTTATCAACAGGCGCGCCATAGATATTGGCATCAAGCTGGCTGCACAGGCTGCCAATCTTAATGCCGACACCATCCTCCGGCATGATGCGCCGCATCAGATCGCGTGTTCCGCTGCAATGAATCTTCTTCTCTTTCAGCGCGTATAGGATCTTGTGATCTACACTCGGGAAAAACTTTGAGAAGTCTGTTTTAAGGTAATGCGTCGCACCTGTTTTGCGGAGCAGACTCTGTATGTGTCGAACTCCAGCATGGGTTCCCATATTCGGACGACAAGCAAAGGTATACGGCATGAATCCTCGTTCAAAAATCGGGCTTATCACGTTGCATATCGCGTGCTGCACCAGCCGGTCTTTGAAATCGAGTGCCGATATATTTCTCGCCTTTGGCTCGTATATTGTGAACTCGCGATACTCGCCACGCTCATAGGTTCCAGTCTGCAGCTCTTTCTGCAATAGGCGCAGATTAGCGTTGCCGTACTCTTTCCACTCAAGATAACCCCATGTTTTACGCTTTCCGTTAGCGGTCTTGTGGTACGCATCAAGCAGATTTGACCAGGCTGTGATCTGGTCGATCAGATTTCGGTGTCGTTTTCCCATAAATGCTGGCCGCGCTTTTCCATTTTCAGTAATCGGCGCTCTACCAGACCCCGTAATGTTTTTCCCTAAGGAGGACAGCGCCGGCTGACCACAAGTTACTTGGTCTGCCTGCCAGGCCGTAGCGATGGCAGAGCGGCACTTCAATGTCGGCACAGACGCCCCGAGCCCCAATGTTGTTGTTCGAGTTCGTTGGAGAGTTGTTCCAATTCGAGCAACGCGAACCGCAGTTCGACCCATTGTCCCAGTTGCCACCCAAGATGACGGCGTTATTTCCCGGCCTGCCCTTTGCGGTTCGCCCTGGAAATCCACTTGCCCAATATGGCTCCCACCTCTGCGATTAGCACAAGCGCCGTTTCTGCTTGGTGTGGTGTCATATGGCCAACTCGATCCCCGGAGAGAAAGCGCAACCAAAATCGCAACATGGAAAGCCCAGCGTCTGCCGCAAACAACCTGCTGACTTGGTTTGACTTTCCTGCCACGACAAATAGATTGACCTGTTCCAGTAGGCAATCTAAAAACTTCTCCCGTGCTATGCCGTGCTTCCTCGGAAGCGATTGCGCAATCGGGTACAGGTACGAGATTACGTTCTCGTACTTCTCCACGATGAGCATTTGGTCGTAGCACTTTGTTGGTTCCTGTATTGGTTCCAAAGCATGACGGGCGCTTTCGCGCCCTTAGTCAAGGATCAGGAGGTCACAGACGCCCCGAGCCCCAATGCTGCTGTCCGAGTACGTTGGAGAGTTGCTCCAAAGCGAGCAACGCGAACCGCAGGACGACCCATTGACCCAGTTGCCACCCAAGAGGACGGCGTTTTCCATCTGGTAGGTTGATCCACGGCCACCGGTATTCGCCGTCCAACCAGCTGCAGCCGCGCCACCACCAAACTCATCACCCCAGATCCACATGACGCCAGACGACTGTATGACGCCACATTTCGACGTGTATGCTGCGTTAAGTATGGTGTTGACTTGATCGGTGCCGATCGACGAGGCTTCTGTCGTGCCGTAGGCCAGCGCTGAAAACTCACCGTAGGTTGGAGGTCGCATCCCGTGCGCCGCCAAGACTTCGCGTGCCGTCCACCAGTTCAGGTCGCTATAAGCCGACGATCCGTTGCCACCAAAGGCCAGCGGGATCTTCGGGGGCGAGCTGCCGTCAGCGATGGTCACGTTGTATTTCGACGCGCCGTTGGTATCCGGGTTATTGTTGAGCATGTAGATCATGGCGCAGAACCCGTCACCAGGATCGGTCGTCATGCCGCGCCAGTCCTTGCGGCTAGGTCGGTAGGTCAAGTCAAACAACGAGTACGGGTTAAATGCTGGCGTCGTGTTTCCACCAGATTGCGCTGAGGCGTTGCCGCCAGGCGCATAGTGAGCAGAACCAATAAAACGGCTGTTGGCGGTTGTGTATCCGGTAGGCGCCGACCAGTTGACATCAGCGCGCAGCGTGCCGTCTGTGCAGACATAAATGGCATAGTCATTTCCGGCCGATAGCGTAGGCATGACGATGCTGGTATTTGCGGAAATGTTAAGAAGGACTCCACCGACTTCTACATAAAGCTGTTGCGCCGTACTGATGGCACCAGCCGATGGTGAAGCGAACAATCTCGTGCGCGGCAAGGCCTTCTTAAACAGGCCGGTTAGCATAATGTCGCCAATCAGGTGGTCGCCAGGCTGCAGCTCTTGCAGAGTCGATCCATTTAGCACTAGGGGGTAACGTCCAGTCATAGTGTTCTCACGTTGCTAGGGATACGTTGACGGTGCTGCCAGAACGATTTGATACTGGCAGCGTCGAGCCAAGAACAGTCACGATTTGCGACGCTCCGGCGTTCTTTAGGATAGGAAGCTTGTAAGATGCAATGCTGGCTACGTAATCAGCAATGCTTTGTGCGCTAGCTTCTGAGGCGGCTGCGTCCGAAGCGCTTATCGCTGCAGCGCTAGCTGACGCAGCAGAAGCGGTTTCTGATATGTCAGCACTGTTTGCAGAGGCGAGCGATTGAGCTGCCGCTGTTTGCGATGCGGACTTTGATACATCGGCCGCAGAAGCGCTTAATGCTGCTGACGCTGCGCTATCGGAAGCCTCTGCGGCTTTCGTGGTGGCGACTACGGCCTTCTCAGTTGCGGTCGCGGCGCTAGTGCCTGCAGAGCTTGCGCTTGAAGCGGCAGAGCTGGCCGACGCGGCTGCTGCATTCTTACTGGTGAGCGCGGCATCGGCCGAGTTCGCAGCTTCGTTAGCCTTCGTGTTCGCAGTAGCGGCACTGGCGGCTGAGGCGCTGGCGCTTGAGGCGGACTCGCCGGCCTTCGTAGTTGAGATACCGGCTTGCGTGGTAGCAGTTGAAGCGCTTGATGCGGCACTCGTAGCGCTAGCAGCGGCTGCATTCTTGCTCGCTAGTGCAGCAGCTTCGCTGGTATCGGCATTCGCTTCACTGGTGGCTGCGGCAGTCTGGCTGGCCAAAGCGGCTGCAGCGCTGGCGCTGGCTCCGCTGGCATTCAGTTGGCTGGCATCGCGTGCCGTCTCTGCGGATACCTTGGCGGCAATGGCCGCTTCTTTGGCGTTGTTCGCCGTTGTTGCCGACACAATGGCCGACTCTGCGGCGTCGGTAGCGATCTGGGTGGCTTCATTGACGCTGGCTTGCACCGCGTCAAAGGCTGATGGATCGAGTGAATCAGCAGTGACTACGCCGTTGGCAAGCGCGCCATCGTCGCGTTGAATCTTGGCGAGATTATCGCGAATCTCGTTGATAGAGAGAGCCGCCGAGTCGAGTTCCTGGTTTAACGCGGCATGGTCGGTATCATCGCCTTCCCGCTCCGTAAAATCCGTTGTTCGCTCGTACTTTTGCGGCTGCATGGCGGCTCCCTGTATCAGTATTGCTTAAGCGGCTGCGTCGCCGTTGGTGGCTTCTGCCTTGTCTTTGGCGTTAGCTTTAGCAGGCTTCTTGGCTGCGGCCTTTTCGACCAGCTCAGCCAGGCGCTCGCCTTCGTCGTCGCCGTACACCTTGGCAATCTTCTCTGCGCCGTACTTGGCACAAAGGCGCTCATGCTCACCGGTTGGGACGACTTCCAGCTCGCCAACTGCTTCGCCTTCGGTCACGTTCTCTTTGCCGAACATCTGGCGCAGCAGCGTCAATTCGTAGGCTGGAATAGTGGTTTGGGTAATCGTGTGGGCATCACGACGGATCGTTACTGCCAGGAGTTCTACTTTGATTGGCTTGCTCATGGTTTCCTCGCTTAGTGGGTTTCTTCTTGTTACCGAAAATCCCCAAGGCTTGTAGCCCTGGGGGTCTTCAAAAAACCCCGGAGAGGGATACCCTCCGGGGAAACACTATTGCCGGTTAGGCAATGGCGAGGACAGCTTGAGCATTGGCACGGCTCATGGAGAGTGCGCAACGCAGGTTCACCATCGCGTACATGGCCAGCACGTCGTGCGGACGGGTCGGGGTGACGATATCCATGTCGTCGTCGCGATACTTCATGAACTTGGTGTTGATGAAGTAAGCGCGCTTTTCCCACTGCACGGTTGGCGACAACAGCGCGTCCAGTTCTTCAAACTGTGGATCCCAGATGATCTCCACGCCCTTGAAGTACAGGCCGGTGTTCACGCCAGAACCTACGCCAGCGTCCAGCGTCTTGACGCCGCCAGCTTGTGCGTTGTTCGTCACGACGATTTCCTTGCGGTAGGCGTCGATGAACTTGCCGCCAGCCAGGATGAAGTCAGGCGAGCCACCGTTCTTGATGCACTTGCGCCAAGCTGTTTCCATTTCAGTGGCCAGCGTGCCGATCACTGCGGTGGAAATACCGGTCTTGGCATAGTTACGCCAGTAGGTAGCGGTTGCACGATCCAGGCCGCCGACAGTGCCGGTAGCTGGTGCGGTCGATACCAGAACGTCCAGACCGGTAATGGCGTCAGCGTCTTGCGTACCATCGCGGTGCAGTTCCAGGTCGAGCTTTTGCAGGAAGCCTTCTTTGAGGGATTCCATTTGCTCGTCCAGCAGGTTCAGCAGCTGAACCTTCTCGTTCTGCTCCAGCTTGAACGCGCCGCGTGCGCCTTCGCGTACCTTGATACCGTTACCGTACAGACGGTCATAGTCGATATACAGGCCGTCAACAGCACGACGCCATGGGAAGGCGGCTTGCTCGGTGGTGTTGCGCTTGTTAAAGCCGACAGCGTCTTCACCGTATGCCCAGGCAAAGTTGCTGCCATAGCTCTTACGGATGTTCTCGACGACGTTTTGCTTGGCGCCCAGGAAGGTCTTACGGCCAGCCATGAGCTTCTTAAGGAGTGGGCGCTCGGTGGCGATTTGATCCACGGGCATGTTGCGCAGGTATTCGTCTAACGATACCTTTGCGAGTTCTTGCAAGTCTGCATTTGAAATAGGCATTTGGGTCGCTCCAAAATATGAAAGGGTTGTTTCTCCTTCCACATCGCTGATGGCACGCAAGCCCATCTGTTTGGTGATCCAGGTTTCCGGCGCGACTCGGATACAGCTATGCCTGATTCACGTTGCGCTACCGGACGCGACCCCGGCGGTACAGCGGTATTTCGATGTGTCTGATCTGGTTTGCTTCGCTGGATGCTGCGGGAGGCGATCCCCGCTTACGCTCGTTGCACCTGGTTCAGCTCACCAGTTCAGATATGGCGATACTCATATTAAAAGTCCGTCAACACATCGACGGATTTTTGTTGTTACATATTTTTCATTTTGCTGGCCAGCTTGCTCATCGCGCCAGATTCCTCACGCGTCAGCTCGCCTTCGTCGATCTCGTCGCCGTCGTTTTCCAGATCTAGGTCGGTGATCTGTAGCTCGACGCTCTTACCGTCTTCGCTCTGGCGCACGCTAATGACTTCGCACTTGCCTTCAATCATGATCTTGTCGCCAACGGCAGGCAGCTTCACAATGCCCAACTTGTCGAGCGAGTCTTGTTCTAGGCTGATACGCGTACCCCATGGGTATCGGTTGTTCATGCTGCCAACGGGCATTGCCTCGTTCATTTCTTCTTTGTCGTCTTTCTTGCTGATCTTCAAGCTAATCATGGTCTGCTCCAGGTTGGTGTTTGTGTTCTTTATGAAGCGCCCTGACGATCAGTTTTCCCGCTGACGGCAGATCCGGTTGGATACGGCGCTTCACAAAGAAGCCGGTACTCGCTGCGTCTGTGTGGCCTCCGCCTGGAACCCCAAGCAGCACAGCATTCGCTTTCCCGGCAAGGTTTAACCCTTAATGCCGATCTTCCGGCGGCGTGCTTTCTTCACCATCTTTGCGCCTGGCATGGCGTAGTCGAATGACGGCTTGCGCTTCTTTGTTTGGTAGAACGGGATAAATCGTTTGAGTTCCATATAGATCCCCTTTTATTTGATCGCGAGCTTTGAGCGCAGCTCGTAACCCATGAGCGGCCAGATCTTCTGCACAGCGTTCTGGCGTGCAATCTTGCGGCCAATCTCTGCATCAAAGTTCTCTGGGCTAGCGCAGGCCGATTCACCAGTGATAGTGAATCCGTTACCAAGAACCAGCACGCAAAAAGTCAGCAGCTTCAGAGATTCGTCATCAAGCGGCTCGTCACGTGTGATACGTGCGTATTTGGCGCCATCGTATGCCGTGAAGTAATGCTCGCTGGAAATGTTCGCCTCAATGTCAGCTGGCGTGATGCGTGGCGCGGTTAGGCCTTTATCTTGGATCTCTTGTTCGATAGTGTCCGGGTTCATAATTGCTCCTTAAATTCCCAGGTTGTCCATGTGTGCCGCGATGCGATCAATCGGCGACGAGCTGGTAGGTGCTGGCGTACCCAGTTGGGCAGTACGCGAGCGCAATGGTTGCGGTGCTGCGGCTGGTGCGGCCTGGCGTGGCACGACGATGTTGTCGTACATCATCTTGATCGTGGCCAGCCATTGATCCGGCTGGTACGTCGAGACGAATTCCTGCAAGTTCGCCGGGTTCTTGAAGTGGTTGGCGATCATCTGCATCTTGGCCGGGTGATCTGCCTCATTGGCACGCGTCTCCAGGTAGGCCTCCATCGTGGTGGCTGCCTTGGTCACGGTTTGCTGGAATGCCTGGCGGTCGCTCTCGGTGCGCTGCTGTGCTTCCTGGCGCTGCACCTGGTCGGCCTGCTGCTTGCGATACTTGGCCAGCTCGACTGCCTTATCGCGGGTGATTTCCAGGTTATCGACGGCGGCCTTCAGATCATCATGGCCAGCCAGCAGGTCAATGCCTGGCTGCTCAATGCCAAGGCGCTGGCAGAGTAATGCACGCTCACGGTCAACCATTTCCATGGCGACACGCAGATCCTTTTCCTCTGTCGAGTTAATCAGACGGCCATATTCCAGCGTTTGCGAGAACTGATCCGGGTTCATCTTCGTGCTGCCGATGAGTTCTCGGATCTCTTTAAGATCGCCTTCTAGCGCCTTGCGCTCGGCGAATACCTGCCGAATACGCTCTTTGCCGCGTTCTGACTTCACGCCATCGAGCAGCTCGGCTTCTTCCTGCTCCGGCGTGGCTGGCTCTGCTGGTGGCGTTTCAGCCGGTGGCGTCTCTACCGGCGGCGCTTCCTCGGCAGGCTTTGGCTCTGGCGTACCTTCGGAGATAGTCTCCAGCAGCGCCTTGATGCTATCTGGCTGCGGCTTATCCGTCGGCAGATCATCATTGCTGGCCGGTGCAGTAATCGCGTCGGCTGCGGATTCTACAGCGGCAGGCGTGCTGGGTTCTTCTGCTGGGGATGGGGTGTTCGTGTCAATCGTCTGCGGGTCATTGCCCGACAGATCGTTGTTGTTGTCCTCGCTGAACGGCATAGTGGCTCCTGGTTATTGAACGGGTACAGCTTGCGCGCCACCCATTAAGGCGGCGAGATTCGGCGGCAACCCAGCGGCTTGCGGGTTACCCGGTTGGGGTGCTGCCATGCCTGGCATACCGGCTGGCATCGCTGGCTTCTTCGGTGGCAGGAATTGCTCCACATCCAGACGCTCATCAAAGCGATTCAGCGTTTCACGCAGCAACGATTCAAACGGCGAATAGTCGCCACCCATAGCGCTGATCTGGGTGATCTGGCCAACAAGGCCTTGCACGATCGGCAGTACCTTTGTCCAGGTTTCCTGCTGCTCAATCTTGTCCGGGGCGCCCGTCGTACCGGCACGCACGCGCATATCGACCATTTCAAAGACCTGGTCACGCGTCAGCTCTGGCCAGTCAAACTGCTTATCGACGGCCTCAATCAACTGGCCGTTCACTTCTTTGGCAACTGGTTGATTCGGTCCCATGATGCGCTCGACCTGTGGCGCGGTCATTTCTTGCAGCAATACCTGGGCGGCATACTGGGCAATCTCTTGCAACCAGTCTTCAATCAGGTCACGGAATTCAGAGACGCGACCCGATAGGCTTTGCTGCATGATCGACGCTTCGGTCGCCGTCTTCGGCTTCACCACGGTAGAACGGGCGGCATCCTGTAGGCCGGTAACCTGCTCCCAGTCATAGCGCACGGCGCTGGTGTCATAGACGAGCGGGTCAATCTTCGGATGCTGGCGCTCCTGGAATACCTGGGCAAGCGGCTTGCCTTCGGTATCAATCAGGGTGATCTCGCCAAGCTCGGAGTCCTTGAAGCGCTTAATTGACTTCTCGTTAAGGTCGCCACTGGCTACCCAGCCAGGCAGGCAAAGGTCGCGGTGTTCGTTGTACTTGTCGCGTGCGTTGTTGTGTTCCTCTTGCAGCTTCTCCGTCAGATCCACCAACGATGGACCGATAAAGTTGCCATCGACTTCCTGGAATGGCAGCAGGAAAAACGGATACCAGCGCTCGCCTACGCGCTTCGGTGAGAACGGATCACGTAGCCAGAAGTCACAGCCCTCGGCCATGGTGTAGACGCGCTGCGTCGTCTTGTCCCAGATCTCCAGAATTGCGATCTGCTTGTCTTCGTCGTCCGACTTACCGGCAGAGGCCAGGCGGCCATCCTTACGCTGCTTCTGGTCTGTCTGTTCTTCGTAAGACTTGGCTTTGTCCAGTTTCACCTTGTAAAGCGCTTCAGCGGCAGACTTCTTCATCGGGATGATCTGGCACATCCAATCAGCGTCCGGATACTCGGAAAACTCGCAGATAGACGGGTCGATGAGCAGGTTATCAGTCAGCACGCGGTCAATGACTAGGCCTTCGGCGGCAATCACTTCGACCTGCTCGTTCAGACCGGCGAGCATTTGCTCCAGCTCGGCCTTCTTGGTTTCCAAGTCGCCGCGTTGCTGGTCGTCTTGCACGTCCATGATGAGCTTTTCCAGGGCAACAATGTTGTCCTGGGTGTCGTTCATGCGCGACTGAATGATCGGGTCTTGCTGGATATCCCGCTGATACATCACCTTGACGATGCCAAACGATGACGTCAGGGCAGCGCGTACCGATGCCTTGGCGCGCTTCTTGATCTTGGCTTTCTCCAGGCAGCGATTGGTTACCGTCTCAATCGTCTTGCAGAACAGCTTAAGGCTCTCTGCCCCATAGAGCGGGGTGACGCTGATCTCTGGGTTACGGGCGTACACATTGGGCAGAACGGCGGTAATCGTGCCGTGAATCAGGTTAGCCCGGTGCTGGTAGAAGTCCTTTTGCTTCGGGTCTTTGCTCCAGTCAAAACCGGCTACCGTCTTGCGGTTATGGCGTACACGCTTGTGAAACGTGTCCCAATAGCTGCGCGCACCTGCGACGCGGTCTTTCCACTTCTTCGCCAGCTCGTCAGTCTGGGGTGTTTCGCGATACTTGGTCGCGTCCTGCTGCGTTTCTTCGGTCATGTCTGCCACGTCAAACCCTCAATCGGAATGAGTCATCTGCTTGTTTATAAGTCGGTTCCTCTGGGTCAGCGGATATTTGTTCATCGTCTGGCGATGAGCGAACGGGTCCGACTGCGTACATGGTTTCGTCCCATGCGTGATCTTCCATCTTGGTGTTCACGTCTTCCGGGCGTAACTCGTCTGGCATGAGCGCCGGAACCGTGCGAATCCAGTGCTTACATGTAGAAAAGATCTTCAGCTTGTCTTCGCGCAATAGCTGCACAATCACTTGAGCGCCATTGATCCGGCTACCCCTGCCCTTGAACGACGGCAGCCACTTCACCCCGTTCTTACGGAATAGCTGGCCAATCGTCTTCTCGTTGCCGATGTTTGAGAATATGGCCGAGTCGGCCACGTTCTGCCGGTATTCATAGCCCAGGCGCTCGTCGTGTTCCTCGATCTGGTGGATCTTCTTGCAGACGGCCGGCACGTCTTCCCGATTGCCCGTGCCTTCCTTATCGCCTGCCCCGTACAGCTCGCGCCAGCGGTAATACACCCCATCCGGCGAAAGCGCCCACCAACCCACGGAATAAGGCGCTGAAAAGCCCCAGTCCATAGCGCGCCATACCTTCCAGGTCGCTGGAATGGCGAACGGCTCGACGATATGCTTTGACGGATCAAAGACGCCTTCCAGGAACGAACCGGCCACCGCGTCCCAGTCACCCTTTTCAAAGGCGCGCACCAGAGCAGCAGATCCCAGGCCACGGATACGCGCCCGATAGGTCGGGTCATCACGCTCTAGCGTCGGGTTATCTTCCATCAGCGCCGGGATGTACTGGCGACGCATACCGCCGTCCGTGTCTTCCATTTGGCGCACTTCCATGGGGGTCACGCCCGTAATGAAGGTGCGCTTTACCCAGCCGTGGCCAATGTTGCCAGGGTTTGAGCTGCTGATAATGCGGGGAAAGTTGCCATCCAGGCCTTTGGGTACAGGAATTGACGTCATCCGAACCCGTGTCCGCAGGAATGTATAAATCACTTCGGTGAAGGTCGTCAGCTCGTCAATCAGCAAGACGTGGATCTCCGAACCCTGGTATTTGAACCGATGTTTCTCCTGCTCGCAGTGGCACAGGTAGATCTTTGCCCCGTTCCAGAAGCGGATCTCTGACTCAACGATGTTCACCAGGCCAGCCTGTACCCATGGCGCCAACAGCACCCGAAACCCCGCGGAGCCTTCGATATGGTTCTTTACCAGGTCGTCATAGATACGTCGGAACAGGTAGACCTGTAGCCCAGGTATCAGACTGCACCAAAGAATCGCTGCTACGCGCATGAGAAACGACTTGCCGCCCCCTGCTGCGCCGCCATATAGGATCTCTGTCGCCGTGCTGGTGTAGGCGCTGTACTGCTTCGGGTGCAGGTTAATGTCCAGCGCGCTCATTGTTTTAAGTCGCCAGCGCTCGAAAGAATGTCCGATGAACCGCAGATAGACCGGCCAGACAGAGCAATGCGGATCTTGCGCAGCGCTGCCGTCTCGATCTGGCGCACCCGCTCTGCCGTTACACCCAGCTCTTTGGCCACTTCAGACAGCGTCATGGCGCGCACGATGTTCTTGTTGCAGCTCATGACTTGCCAACAGTCAGGTTAATCACTGGGGTGACGTTGGCGAGCGGCTGGCCATCCTTGCCGGTCACTTCCCGCTTCTCGACGAACATTCCTTTGTGCTTGCCAAGCAGCTCTGCACCCTTCAGTACGGCCTTTGGGTCAAAGGTATAGGCCGGAACCATGTCGCCTTCTGGCGTCTCAACCATCACCTGCTTGCCGGTGGCGTCCTTAACCGGGGCTGACTGCATGCAGCGCTCAATCGTCTCGATAATGACGCGCAGCACGTAGTCCTGGTCTACCTGGATACGCTCCTTCCTGTCTTCCATGGCGTCCTCTATGGCTTTCTTAATTATAGGTTTCGCTAGGTTCTCTGTGGCGATCGCTCCGGCTGTCTTCTCGGAATACCCTGCCCGGATTGCTGCCTGTGTCGCGTTCAAGTCCTTCAGATACTCCTGGACGAATAGCTCCTGCTTCGGAGTCAGCTTCTTCTCTGTCATGTGAGGCCTTTCATCGGCTCGGCGTCTTTATGGTGATGCGCGCCTCCGCAGTCTCTTTCGCGTGGCGTCTTATGTACGCAGTCAGTGCAGCCTTGGTGATCGTGCGCTGCCGGGCAGACGTCATACTCGATCCACTCCGATTCGATCCGGGTAAGCACGACGTAGAACGTGCTGTCTGGTCGATAGATTCGGTTCGGTGCGTAGTAATGCGCCCCTTTCCGTGACGGATGGTTATTGCACCCATACCGCCAATCAGCGCCGGTCTTTGTCTTTTCATGAACAGGCGGGTTATCCTGCCGTCCCGCTGGCAGATAGCTCACTTGTTCTTCTCCTTATGGATTCCTGTACGGATAGACGTGGCCAGCTTCTCGATCTCATTTAGTGCCTGATCGCGTGATTCAGATGCCATAACGATGCCAAACGCCTCAATGAGCGCGTCAATTACGGGCTGGTTGAATGGTTGCTGCGCCAACGGATAAAACTTCTTCGACTGTTTGGCGTTAGGCGTGCATAGCCATCCACAGTGGCGGCACTCTTTGAGTGGGTGCGCCAGAGTTTCCAAAGTATCTAGCCCTGGGAATCCTTCACGGGAACCAGGTTTCCCGAACGGTATAGGGTCAACTTGCTGCACAAGGGCGGCGCAATCATCGTTTGAGCATTTGAACCATGCAAACAGCTCTGCAAGCGCAGATTCAAGCGTTGGGTATGCGGCAGTGTCCCAACATTCTGGATAATGAATAGCCTTCGCCACCGGCTCCTGCTTCACAGGCTGCACAGGTTCACGATATAGCGGGACGCCGCCAGCAACGGACGAGCTAACCAGCTCCTCCCAGATGTCGTGCTCCTCATCGTAGGCGAAGTAGCCCACCGGCTCCTGCTCTGCTTGCTCGGCTAACGCTTCTCGCAGGGCGTTCATATACACGTCAGCGGTTGAGCCAGAATCTTCTAAATCCCAATAGTCCAATAGCTGTCGTGCGGCTTGTTCTAGTTTAGTTGTCATTCCGTTAATTCCTTTGTTAGTCGCACCTCGACCATGCCGCCGACTCGATCAGCGACTTCGATGTGCAGGCGAAATCGGCTGTCGTCTACGCCCAGGGCTTCGGCTAGGCCATCGCGTCCAGCTTTGAAAGCGGCGATCATGTTGTCGTCGTCCCGTTTGCGTCGATCAGGCGGAACGAATGTCAGCCAGACGTGGATCGTTCCCGGCCAATCCACTTTGATCTTTGCCTGCCTTGCCAGTAACCAACACGCCAACCGGTACGATTTTTTGATCTTGGCGGTCTTCGCCCAGTGCAGACGGCTGTTCGGATTTAGCTCTTTCGGTGGCCAGGGTAGTTTCACAATCATTGGCTTTTCTCTTTACGTCCTTAACGGCTTGGACAACTCGCGCCCGTGCGGTCGCTGTCTGAAATTCGAATGGCGGCTTGTAATCTGCTGGTGGCATTTCAATCAGCTCCAGATACTTGGGCTGCAGCACAACGCCGTCCCGTGGGTTATGTGAAAACTGCACATCGATCCGGCAGAAGTGGTCGATCTTGCTGGTCATGCGGTGCTTCACAACGACGCCGACGCATCCGGTAGGCGTGCGCACGACGCAGCCCAGTGGAAAGTCCTCAAGTTCTGCATTGCTATTCATCCGACTAACCTCCTAATGGTGTCATTCAGAACGGACAGCTCGGATTTTTTGAGCACGTTCCAGATTCGCTTCTGTCCGTGGATGCCGTTATGGCCTCCCCGGTGGCAGTCTTCGCACAGCGGAATGGCCGTGTACTGCTGGCCTTGTTCTACGTGGTGCGCCTCTGAAGGAGCGGCCGCTTCGCATACGCCGCATGGCATTTCCTTGATCGTGGCCAGGTGCGCCTTCTCGCGTGGTGTCAGCTTGTTAAGCACAGTCCACTCCCCCATTGATCCGCCATCGCATTTGCGATTCCTGCGTATGTCTGGCTTCTTAATTTCCAGCGATCTTCGCTTGGCGGCAGAAAATGAAGTCTCTCTCGCTGGTTCCTTGGGAGCGCCATCATTTCGTCATAAACATTATTTGTTGGATCTAGCTTTGGAATGCCCTTTAGCCACAGGCACGTAGCCTTTTGTTCTGTATGGCCGAACATCCACGGCTGAATAATCTGATCCGGCTTCCGCCATAGACGGGACATAATGCAAACAGGGTTTTCAATGGCGACCATTGGAACGTGCGCCGTCCTTCTAACTATCTGCATAAAGAAGGAAACCGACCTTTGCTGCTGCCCAGTCATACGCTTTTTTTCAAACCATGCGGCTCCAGAAACAGCTAGATCTGTACACGGCGGGTGTGCGATCACTAAATCCCATGGATAGTCGATAACGTCGAACATATCGCCTTGGTAGTGTGGTCCAGGGGAATCTGTCGGAAGTAGGTCACAGCTCATTGCTTCATGCCCCCCCTTGATGAACGCGTCGCGCACCGCGCCAGAGTATTCACAAGCAATTAAAACTCTCACGCTGCCACCTCATCCTGATAAATAACAACACCCCTGTCTGCTGCAACTGAATGCAGGAATTCCAGGAATTCTGAAAAGGCCTTCTTGCCGAATTTGCTAGTACGCTGGCCAAGCATCACCATGCCGCCGTTTAATCCCATAGCAAGGCGTGGCTGCTCCTGGCGGAATGCTGCTGTCAGCAGATCCTTCCACTCGTCTGCGTTCAGCTTGCACATCACCCCATTCACCGGCCATTCGAGCTGCTCGGCGAATGCTTCCAGGATCGGCCACATCGCTGCGTTCTGGTCGAGCGTCCGGCCTGGTTCGCGGATCTCTACGCGATACCCTTCCGGGGCAGTCGATACCGCATTGATTGCGTTCACCCTGGCCACGTCATGCGCCAGCACGAAAATGCGCTTTTGCGTCATGCCGCCCTCCGGCGCGCAGCGATCCGTTCGCTATGCTCGCGGACTATGAGCTTTGTCCCGGCGACGGTTACCGGCTCCAGGCAGATAAGCTCGCAAGCGCGGTTCTCATCCATCCTGCCGTGCAGATACGACTGCTCGCCTACGTGGTTTACCGCCTGGATTGCTACCTTTTGCAGCATGTCCGCCAGGTTATCAACGCTGAAGATATAAGCGCCGATCTGCTGGCCTTTCTCCTGGTGATACACGGCGCCAGAATCAAGCGCCAGCGAGTGAATGTCTGTCATATCCGGGTTTCTACTTGTTAGAGCCATTTGTCAGCCTCGCCACGATTTCCTTTAATCCACTGATCTTTAGCGGCTGCGCGTAGTCTTTCGGCTGACTCGCTGCCTCGTTGCGCTTCGACCTTGAATAAATAACTGTCGCTACGGTCGCTGCCACTACGGTGCGCCATGCGTAGCACGTCACGCACTTCACAGCGGAACATATGCTGCGCAACGTCTTCAGATTCAGCGCGTTCAGCAGATTCACAATCCTGGCCTCTGTCTTGCTGGCTTTCGAATAGATCCGATTCGACATTGCTTAAGCCCTCACCCATTGCGATCCGTCCCAGCGGTTTTTAAGCGCGTCGCCAACCACATGGCCAGCGGCGCGTAACTCGTCAACGATCTCGGCAAAGAAGCTGTCCGACTTGGACAGAACCATTAGGGCGTTGAATGCGATCTCGCTCTTTGGGCGTCGCGCCCAGGCGATTGCGTCTTTCTTCGTTTGGGTTACCGCCTTAACGCTGCTGGCAAACTCGGCCACCTTCTCCGGGTTGGCTGCTGGCGATGGCAGCGCTACCTGCTCCGGCTTCGGTGCTTTACGGCACAGAGACAGGAACTCCGGTAGCGTCGGCGGAAACGGATGCTCGTCAAGGCAACCCAGGGCATAGCCCAGAGCCTTTGGGTTTTCAGCAAAGCCGGACAGCTTCTCTGCCCACAGGGCTTTGACGTTAGCCAGATTGGTGTTGCCCCACATGTTCAGCCACTTGGAACCGTATGCGGCCTCCAGGCGATCAAACAAGCTGTCGATCCAGGCGTCAGGCAACGCGTGTTGCCGTACCGTTGACGGTTCGCTCATCATTTCCCCTCATTGCTTTTTTCTGTGCGACGTAGTTCTCTGCCGCTGTTAGTTGTCTACCCGTTCCGTGCGTCTGGCCTCTAGCCCAGTCAGCTTTGAACGACTGCCATCCACGGGTGCAGCTCATGTGCAAAGCGTCTTCAAGAGACATGGCTACTTTCTCTGCCTCGCGTCTAATGCCTTGAAGTGCGGTTTCTGTCAGCGGTGATTTCTTTGCCTTGCGAATAGCCAGGAAGTCAGCCCATACCGTTTCGCTAACATCATCTGGCTTTGCAAGTGATGCACGCTTGGCGTGCGGTTTATCTACTACGTTAGTAGTAGATATATTGGTCTTGGTATTGGGAGCATTGCCTTCGCATACTGTTTCGATGCGTTCGCATTTGTTTGTCGATGCGTTCGCATTGCGTTCGCTATCCGTTTGCACTGCGTTGGCATTGCGCCATCTTGATTGAGCGGATTGCGAAGCCTTCTGGCTTTTGATTTTGAAGGCAGCAATTTCTTCATCGCATCGGCTATTGATCCAGCCGTCAGGTGTTTCTGTGAAAAATTCTTCAAGGATTGTGTCTACTGCCTGGCGCTGTTCTGGTGTTGTCGCCATGACAAGACGGTAGGCCTGCCGCTTCTCTATTGGGATTGGTGTTTCGCGTGTGTAATACGCGTCGATCAATCTGCGGTAAGCCATATCCTCGTCCCATGTCAGGTGACGTGTAGCGCTGGCGTAGTCGCCGATATGGAACGGGTAATAGTTCATTGTTCAGTCCGGGTAAATATCTGGGCGCAACGCTGTGCGCTTAATTCCAGTAGCTACCTCGACTGCAATCACCTTCTTATGTGATACCTGTCCAGAATCTACCCACTGCTGGACGGCTTGCGGCGTAACCCCGCACGCCCTTGCCAAACTTGATTGACCGCCTGCGATTCGCACGGCTGTCATGATCGGTGTCTCTGTGTTCATGTGTACGCCCTTGTTAATTACAAGCGTATCTTGCAGCAATACCTGCTTTGTGTCAAGTGTTTCTTGTAGATATTTACAAGGTTGTCTTGTATAATCAACAAATGACTAGCCAACTGCCAGAACGTATAGCCTCGCTGTTGCTCGCCAAGAATGGCGGCAACCAGTCCGAGCTTGCGCGTCACATCGGCGTGACCCCGCAAGCGGTTCAACAATGGCTAGCTGGCGAAACATCACCACGCGGTAAGAATCTGGCAAAGCTCGCGGAGTTTCTGGGGGTCACTCCTGCATCACTCCAATACGGCAACCCAGTGTCGCAGGCTATTGACCTGGATGCTCACCCTGATTTGGTTCCAATCCGCCGGGTTAAGTTCAAACTTAACGCAGGCGTTAGTGGGTTCGCTATTGAGCTGGATACAGGAGACGCGACACCGGTATTCTTTCGCAAAGACTGGGTGCTTCGTAACAACTTCAACCCAGACAAGCTTTTCGCATTCAGAGTAGCTGGCGCCAGCATGGAGCCTAGCCTCTGGGATGGCGACCTGGTTGTCGTTAATACAGATGACCCGAAGCCAACTGACGGCGACGTATTCGCTATCAATTACGAAGGCGAAATGGTAATCAAACGCCTGCGTCGTGACGGCGGAGAATGGTGGGCGGCTTCAGATAATGCAGACCAGCGCAGATACGCGCCAAAGCACTGCAATGGCGAGTCGCTAGTTATTGGTCGCGTCGTCTATAAACAGAGCGAGCGTATTTGAAGACTATCGCTGCGTTTTTTGGCGGTGCTATCGTTGCCGCCGCCATTTTGTATATACAGACAGGCGGCCTTGAAACGTGCGCAAAGAACGAGGCGATCAAAGAAGATAGGCCGCAGATCATGTTCTGGTGCTCTGTAAAACCAATACCCCAAGATACAGACAGATAGATACATATAAACAAAGATACGACCGCCTACTGGCGGTATTTTTTTGTCCTGTTCTACAAGTTTCTCTTGACACAGACAAGTTTGTCTTGTAAGATTCGCTTGTAGTTTGGAAATGCAGCAGAACTTCACCGGAAGGATGGCGCGCCGAAAGTGAAGCAAAGCCCTAGCAAGGCGGTTCTGGATGAAAACGGTTTAGCCAAAGGCAGCCAAGTAATCACGCAGCGTAGTACCAGGATCAACAACACGGGAGTTTGCAATGGATAACAGCAACGAAACGATGCGGTTCTGCCGCACCAGCCAGGAAGCAGTTGGATACCGACTGCAAAGCTGGCACTTCCCTCCGCCAAACCCGGAGATCGGCGACAAAGCAGTTGGAATTGCTCTCGTAGTTATTCCGGTACTGCTACTGGTTGGCCGTTACGTCTTCGGCTGGCAGATCGGCGGCTGACATGGAATGCCCGGATCAACCATGCAACCCACCAGAGCGTGACTTTATACAGGAGCGCATTGACCGGGAGGAAGCGCTGGCAGACCAACGCCACGACGAAGCCAGGGAGCGTGAACAATGAACGACGACGGCGGACTGATGTGGTGGCAACAAGCAGGACAACAACACGAATACGAACAGGGGAATCTAAATGAGCGAAAAAAACAAGTTTGTGCAGTTACGGGAAATCGACGTGACGTCGCACGTAGAGAAGAAGGGGAAGCTCTCCTATCTTTCATGGCCGTGGGCAGTGGATCAGCTCATGCGGGTAGACGAGCAGGCTAACTGGGTATTCCATAACCCAGAGAGCTACGGCGATACCGTCATGGTGTCATGCACTGTCACCGCATTCGGCAAACCAATCACTATGCACCTGCCGGTTATGGATCATGCCAATAAAGCAATCCGCAACCCAGACGCATTCCAGGTTAATAAGAACATGATGCGTTGCCTGGTTAAAGCCATTGCGTGCCATGGCCTTGGGTTAAACCTGTATTCGGGTGAAGACCTGCCGTCTGAACAAGATCCGCAGAGCCAGAACGCTCAGCGTAAGGCAGCGAACCAGCCATCACCAATGGACAGCAAAGAAGTCGATGCCTGCTTAGCCGCTATGCGTAGTTGCCAAGACCTTGAGTCACTCAAGGGCATATTCGGTGGCGCATACAAGCGTGCTGACGACGAGCAGAAGGCAACGATCAAGACGGCATACGACGTATGCAAGGACGTGCTTAGCGCACCGAAACAGGAGGCAGCATGAAACTCGAATTCATGAGCTTTAGCTCAGACAAGTTCGCAAAAGACGGCATGCGTAACCGCGCCGTTCTGGCCTACAACGACAACACCCGCATTGAGGTTGAGTCATTCCTAACCCCGGAGACGCTGGCGGCAATCCAGCGCGACGCATCAGTGGCAGCAGCTAACCGGCTCAATCTTCAACCAGAGGTTTAATCATGAACATCATCACCCTAGATATCGAAACAATCCCGGCTCAGAATCCAGACGTACTGGCAAAGATCGTTGCAACGGCTAATGAAGCGGCAGAGTACGAAGTCGCCCAACTGAAGCCGCCAGGCAATCTGAAAAAGCAGGAAACGATTGACGCCTGGATCGCAGAGGAAATGCCGGTTAAGGCAGCGGCAATCCGTGCAGGAGCAAAAGCAACGGCAGAGCAACAGTATCGCGCTACCAGCTTCGATGGTAGGTTTGGCCATATCGCTGTGATTGGCTACGCCATGAACGACGAGCCAGTGTCTACCCTGTACGGAAACCCGCTAGATCCACACGACGAGCGATCGATCCTAAAGGCGTTTTATGGCTGGGTAGGCCAGCAGGCAATGGCTGTGCGCGGTGTACCTATTACGTTCGTTGGCCATAACGTTGTTGACTTCGATCTGCGGTTTATGTTCCAGCGCAGTGTAATGACCGGCATTCAGCCGCACCCGTGCATTCCGTTAGACCCTAAACCATGGAGCGAAACTGTATACGACACCATGACCCGCTGGGCTGGCGCACGCGGCCGCGTATCGATGGCTAGCCTGTGCGAAGCATTTGGTATGGACGGCAAAGGCGATATCGATGGATCAAAGGTTTGGGACTATATCCAGGCTGGCAAGATCAAAGAGGTTGCTGAATACTGTGCCGCAGACGTTGAGCGCACCCGTGCTTTCTACAAGCGCATGACGTTCGCAAAGGGTTCGTATCCAGTATCGGAAGAATCCTTTGGGCTGGAGGAAGCAGCGTGACAACACATCACACGCCAGGTCCATGGGTGGCTTATCGTAATTCCGCATTCTGGGAAATTAACCCTGTTAATGGTGGCGAAAACGGAATACCGTTTTCAGTTGGAGACGTTTGCGCGAGCAAGCCAGGATTTCCAGATTGCGGACTGCAAGAAGCCAATGCACGCCTCATATCAGCAGCTCCTGATCTTCTTGAAGCTCTTGAAACAGTGCTTAATGCAATCGTTATAGGAAACGACGGTGACGAGCAGCCTGTTGAGGATTTGCTAGAAGCCTGGATTTACACAAAAGCGCATACCGCAATTCAAAAAACAAAGGTGTTGGAAACATGACAACACCAGCCACAGGCCGTCAACTACGTGACGCGGCTCTTGCAAAGCATGAGTCTGAGAAACGGGAGTGGATAGACCAGGCGCGAGCCTTCGCTATCCGCATCGCAACGAACCGAGGCAAGGTAACAATCAACGACGTTCGAAATCACATCACCCTGCCCCCTGGGGTTCACCCGAATACATGGGGAGCGGTTCTTAAATGCCGCGAGTTGCAGCCAGTTGGCTTCGACCAGGCGCACCATCCAGCAGCTCATGCGCGACTTGTACGCGTCTACCAACTTAAGAAGGCAGCTTAATCATGGCATCACTCAATAAGGCAATCCTGATCGGCAACCTGGGCGCAGATCCTGAGACGCGCTACATGACCAACGGCGACTGCGTATGCAATATCCGCCTGGCAACAACTGAGAGCTGGAAAGACAAGAACAGCGGCGAGCAAAAAGAGGCTACGGAATGGCATCGCATCACGTTCTACCGCCGCCTGGCAGAGATCGCTAGCCAGTACCTAAAGAAGGGTTCTCAGGTGTATATCGAGGGCAAGATTACGACTCGCAAATGGCAGGACAAAGACGGCCAGGATCGCTACACGACAGAGATTGTTGCTGGTGAAATGAAGATGCTGGGCGGTCGCCGCGATGCCGCAGACGGAGACGCTGGAAGTCAGCGAGCCGTTTCATCTGTTAGCGACCTAGACGACGATATACCATTCTAAGGAGTGCCAGTGATTGACGCACCAACGGCGCTACGCGCACTGGCCGCAGAGATCATTGGCGGGGTCGTGGTAATCGCCTACATATTCGTAGGCGTTACCGCAATCGTCATAGTCTGCACGGCCATAGACACCAGCAAGAAGATCGTTCGCAAAATTAACGGCAGCAAGGAAATAGCGTGAGCAAGACAACAACATTCAAGGCGTACTGGAGCGGGGTTCAGCTACCGCTGGAGCTGCACCGGCTACGCCAATATGAACTGGACGCATTGACCCAGATCGCCAAGCAGGCATTCCACGCTGGAAAGAAGGCCGGGAAACAGGAGACAACATGAGTCTGCCAATGGTTCTTGAGAGCGACGAGCTAGCTTCATTGACGCACAAAGTCAGGGCGAGCGCCCAGGTAAAGGCGCTGCGCTTCATGGGCATAGAGCATCGAATCCGCCCAGACGGCACAGTGGCTGTATTGAGGACGCACGTAGAGCAGGTACTAGGGGTTTTACCTGCAGAGAAAAGAAAACCGCCTGCCAACGAACCGAACTGGGCAGGCATACCAGGACAATAAAATGGCACGGAAACGCAACGCAGAGAATGCCGGTTTACCGGCTCGATGGGCTAAGAGCCATGGAGCCTACTACTACTGCGTACCCAAAGGACAGGAAAGCGCCTGGGATGGAAAGAGGTTTTTCAGACTGGGCAAGTCTTTGCCGGACTCTTATCGTGAGTGGGCAAAGCGCATCGAAGACGTTACCCAGGGCAAGACTATAGGCCAACTGCTGGACGCCTACTTAATTCGCATCGTTCCAGAAAAGGCTGTAGTTAGCCACTCAACGAATGCCAGCTTTGTGAAGCAGCTCAAGATCGTATTCGGCGGCATGCGCATTAGCGAGATCAGGCCGCGCCATGTCTACCAGTACATTGAAATGCGCCGCATCAAATCAAAGGACGCAGTAACCGGCAAGGAAAAAGGCGGGTTGACTGTCGCTCAGCGTGAGATCGAGGTGCTGAGCCACGCATACACCCAGGCCGTCATGTGGGGCTGGCTGGATAAACACCCATTCAAGGGCGAACTTGAGATCAAGGGCAACGCACCACGCGACCGGTACGTAGAAGACTGGGAGATCGACGAGTGTATGAAGCTAGGTAGTCAGCGCAAGAAGGGCAGCATTATGGCTATCCAGGCGTATATACAACTGAAGATAATCACCGGCATGGATCGTGGGGATATCCTGCGGATCGTAATGTCGGATATCAAAGAGGATGGGCTGCACAATGCCCGGCACAAGGTATCGAACACTACCAAAAAGCGGACGATCTACGCCTGGACGCCGGAGCTGAAAGCAGCAATCGATCTTGCCAAGGCGGCGCGCCCTGCCCTGTCCCCGTTCCTGTTCTGCACCCGCAAGGGAACCGGCTACTACAACGAGGCGAACGGCCGGGCTGACGGCTGGAAAAACATGTGGGCTAGATTCATGGATCGTCTATTGTCCGAAACCAAGGTGACGGAACGATTTACGGAGCATGATCTACGGGCTAAGGCTGGATCTGATGCCGAAAGCCTGGAGCATGCGCAGGCTCTATTGGCGCACGCCAGCCCGGCAACCACGAAGCGCATTTACCGACGCAAGGCAGAGGTTGTCGCACCGGTAAAGAGTGCCAGCTAACCCAATTTCAATTATGCAAGTGCCGTTCAATTATGCAAACAGAAAGGCCTCCATCGCTGGAGGCCTTGTATTCTGGCGCGCTCGGAGAGATTCGAACTCCCTACCCCTTGGTTCGTAGCCAAGGCGACGCTGGCGTTATTTCGTAATGTAATCAGTATGTTACATCATCGAAAGTGCATGATTGAAATGTGCGATACGTTCGTTTAACGCGTTGATTTCATTGGGGTTAGGATTTTTCAATCATGCAGTTTTTAGGCTCTACTTCGGTATTAGTGCGCCCATCCGACTACCCTTTCGGGCTGGGCGCTGCGGTCACTGCTGAACCGTGCCGCGAGCAGTTTAGCGTAGGGAATCCTGCCGGTATTTCCGCCCCGGCAGCCGTGCGATTCTCACGGGATGTCAGGCGGTTCTGCTCACTTCTTTACGGCCAGCATTTCGGCCAGGGTGTCCTTTGCCTTGCTGCCAATACTGGAGCCAAGGAAGAACTGGATAATCGTGGCGACCACGGTTCCCAGGAGAAAGCCCAGTATCGTATCGACGAATCGCACGCTTGCCTGCGGAATCTCTACCGTGGAGACGAGGAGAATGTAGAGGCAGGAAAACACAGACCAGAAGGCGGCCAGGTAATAGACAAACCGCTTGGAGAAAAGATCGTCCTGGGTAAGCGCCACCTCTTGCATATGGCGAGCGCTCGCTGTGTCGCCGTATGCCATGCGCTCAATTTCGGCAGACTGATCCATAACCTTTTCACGGAAGGCAAACAGCAGCGCTGGATCGGCTTTGATCGACGACAATGCGTCAGATCCGCTTTTGCCGGTCACCGTCTCGGCGATGCCGACGACCTGCTCCGCTACTTCTGCGGCCTTGTCGCTGCCAGTAATCCATTTGGTAATCGCCGGGACGAGTTGGCCAAGGCCAAGGGCAAGGGTAATAAGATCCATGGTTCAGTCCTCAATCAAGTTAGAAGCTACGCGGCGCAACCAGCCACGCCCGAAGGTTGGGAAAACAGACAGGTCTGCCAGGTATTGCAGCCGGTAACCAGACAGGCGCTTATCGAGAAGCTGCGGATCAAGGTCATTAGCAGCGGCAATCGTCAGCTTGCCAATCACGCCATCGGCAGCCGTACCGGCCGCACGCTGGAGGAACTTGGCAGCGGCGCTAATGCCAGAGTTCACGGCAGCATCGAACATATCGAAACGCACGCACGCAGGCAGCTCGTCCAGGTGCAGCTTGTTCCAGTAGTCGCGCAGGTAAATATCCTTCGCCTGGTCGAGCGTCAGGTTCTTAATGTCAGCGAACGGATAGGCTCGCTTGCTAATGCCGTACTTCGTTTCACCGCCGGGGTCGCGAGCGTCGTTGACGTATCCGCCCTCATGCCCAATGACGCGCTCAAACGCCTTATCAAAATCCATACATGGCTCCCTAGTTTCAAGCCATTCTGGTGTCGCGATAGGCGCGTGCTGGATTTTTGTATAGTATGAATAAACAAGGGGAATACAAATGAGAAAATTATTCGTTATCTTGTTGGTTCTGGCTGCTCCAGTTGTCTTTGCTGATGAGTCTCTCTGCAACTACTACCAGCCAATGTGCGCCAGCAAGAAAGCAGCGTTTGACAATGATCTGAAACGGATTAACGACTCCGCAAACAATAAGAAGATCAGCGTCACTGCCGCAATAAAAGAGTCTGCTTCATTGATTGGCAAAACCTACCCGGAAGACCCTCTTATGGTCGCAACCGCAAGGCAGCTAAACGACATTGCCTCGCTATCAGTTGGCCAGGATCAGAAGGAGAAGCTTGCAGACGGAGCGTTTGCGATAACCGCGCAGGCATATTCAGACCGGCGGGATCTTATGCTTTTGGCGCAGAGCGCAGAAAAGAAGCCGCCAAAGAATAGATCGATTGATGCTTACGTTAGAACTGCGAATGCTATGGCTAGCGAGCGCGCACAATACGAGGCCGACAACGACCCAATGGAACCAATGCGCAGAGCCGTTGCGCTGTCGGCTTTGTTTAGCGGTATAGGGAAGGCATTTGCTACGTCATGGGGGCAGTCCATCACCCCGCCGTCTACTATCTGCAACACCTACGGCGGAACGATGTACTGCTATCCCCCTTATTGATTCAGCTCGACGCGTCGCTCACCAAGTAGGCGCAGCTTTTCCGTCTGCTCGTCAATGTAAGCCTGGCGCGACTTGTCTGTCATAGACTTGTTACGCCCCGCTGCGCGAATGTTCGCACGGATCTCCTGCGCTTCCTTGTCTAGCGCAGCGTTCTGGTAGGCCATGCCACGCTGCGGATCGACTGTGCGGATCTTTGTGCCGGTCAATACATCAGGCAATACCGTAGCCATACGGATAGGGTCGCCCGACTTGGTTCTGCCGGTATATGGTCCGATCTCCGTGTCGAACATATTTGCCGTCGCGTCTGCCAGCTTGTTGAAGTTATAGCTACCCGGAACAAAAGGCGCGTTCGGAGCAAACTGGCTTAATACGTAACTAGATCGCGTTTTGGCTGCCTCCCACGGAGTGTCGGATTTTTTGACTAGGTCACGACCGGTAAACAGATCTTTGTTAAAGATTACTGCTGCAACCATAGATGCAACAGGATGGCTTGGCATAAATGGAGCCGGGAGCGGCATGCCTCCTGTTTGGTTGTTTATGTCAAACAGATCTCCTAGCGGGACGCGGCGGCTCATATCCAGGAATGCTGGCTGGCCACCGATATTGAACGGCATACGCACCGCCTTTTGTGTTCCGATTGCGGTGCGCCCATCCATGTAATCTGGCATGCCCTTGCGTTCTTCTTCCTCGTCAGCGCCCAGCAGCATGTATGCCAGCCAGTTTGCTCCGCCCAGCAACATGATAGGAGCCAGCATGCGGTCTGGTCTGGTCATGGCCGTGTGCAGCACCATCGGGATTGCTTTATAGGTATAGGCAAAGAACGGCGACAGCGTGCGCTTAATAAGCTCCACGCCTTCCGGCATATCTGCGTAGTTGAATACATAGCGCTCTGCGTCCGTAATCGCTGCGTGCGGCTCCATGCCAGCCTTGCGTCGGTCGATATAAAGCATGAGCTTGAAGAACTGATCCTCGAACTCGTAGGCCTTCTGCATGTTCTCGCGATACCAGGAGACTGGCTTGCCGGTCTTCTTGGCAAACTCAACCATCTTGGCCACGCGTGAAGCGGCTACAGTCTCCATATCCGCCATGTCGGCGAAGTCAGGCATCAGTAGATCCTGGATTTCTTTGTTAGCCCACTCGTTACCGAACAGCCCATTATCCAGCGCCTCGGTGTAATACGCGCCCTTGGTGCGGTATTCGCGCAGCGTCTCGCGCCATGGCTTCGGGTTGGCCGGGTTAATTCCTGCAAAGTAGATCGTGAATAGGTTGGAAACGACGTTGTTGCCGTGCGATACTGGGTTCCAGACGGTTTTTCCTTCCTTCCAGAATGACAGCGCCTTGTCGTAAGCGGCCATTAGCACGCCTTTCGGCTGCGTGTTGCGATGCAGAGAGTCAGCCACCTGCGGCTCTACCCACATGCCAGCCAGAGCGCCATAGGCCTTCGTGCCTGGTGCGCCCTTGATCTCTCCGCTAGGAACCTTAACCCAGCCGCCTGGGTTGTACGGTTTGGACAGATCCGAATTGTTGGCAATCGCCTTGAACAGTCGGCCAATGGCAATATCCTTCTGCGTCTCAACGTAGCCAAGCGCATAGCGCAGCACGCCGTCGCGGATCTCGCCCATCTGCTGACGCTCCGCCTCCGTGTAATCGCGCCACATAAGAACCTTGGCACTGCGGTATTGGCCTGGAATATCTCTGCCGGAATCAATCGCTGCCAGCAGGTCACCGGGAACCGGATCTCCGCCAGGCATCGACGACACTTTCCAGCCAAGACGTTTGGCCTGGTCTACCTTGTTCGCGTCGATTTCTTCGAACATGCCGCGAGACATAAGGCGGTCGCCACGAATCTTCATGCGCGCCTTCGTGAACCAGCTACGCATGAGCGTCGGGTTAGTCAGCATTCCAGATAGGCCGCTCTTGTATAGGCGAGGAAGGTAGTTCTTAACCAGGCGGTCTTCGGACAGCATGCCAAGCTCTACCAGGTCACGCGCTTGAACATCGAGCGCCGCCGTCATCGTTGCGGCTAGCTTCGCCACATCCTCCGGAACCATATCGCCTACCTTGGCCTGCTTCTCGACCAGATCAGACAGCAGCTCGCGCTGCTCTGGCGTAAGGTTCATGCCGGTTTCTGCAATGCGCTTTGCCTGCTGGCTTGCCTTCGTCTTATCGACGTTGAACTGGCGCAGCATTTCCTTGAATGCGCCAGGCTTCGTATCGGCCAGCTTGATCTTGCCCAGGTATTGCGCGGCATAGCCAGAGGCGCGGTCCCAGAGCTTGCGCCCGGCGGCATATTGGCGCTGGCCGTTGGCGGCGCGCTCCGTGCTAAACCAGTCACGGGTGCGGATCGGATCAAAACGCGGCCCTGGCGCCGGCAGGTTCATGCTTGCCTGCGGGCTATTATTGCCATATTGCGCAGCATCTTCACGTACCACGCTCGCGTTTTTGGGATCAAAATTTCCGTTGTTACCGGAAGCGGATTTGATCTGCTCTGGGGAGAAAATCGCCCACGCTTCAAACGATTCTCCGGTGCTAGGATTCTCGTCGTTGAAGATAGCGGAGTCATAGCCGAGCGCTCTAGCTGCGTTTACAAAAGCCTTACCATCTGCGTCATCAAATGTAGCCCAGCCAAAGTCACGCAGCAAACGCGCCGGTGCACCAGCTTCTTCTAGTTGATCTCGTAAATATTGCGGCAGGTAGTTGCTGGTCAGATCAATCGGGTTTTCGGCTTTTGCATACAGAGGCATTACGTTTGCCCCTTGGTCAAACTTTCCTCCAGTCTTTCCGTAAGCCTGAGACGCTTCCAATTCAGGCGTTACAAAGATAGCGGAACGATAGGTTTCCCAGTCTCCAAAAGTGCCGCTGTTCGCTGTTATCCGACCAATTTCAAATTCGCTAAAGTCGTTGCGAGTTGTGTGGTACATAACCGATGGAACAAAATATGTCGTTTCTTTTGACGATGTAGCCGGCAGCCCGGTTTCGGAATTTACCCTAACGCCTGCCTTGCTGTCGCCAAACCATCGCCAAAAATTGCGGACTCCTTCCGCTGTATGGTGAATTGGCCGGCCATCGCTGTTCGTCGAAGATCGGCCTACGCCGTAGGTTGCGTTATTGCCGTTATCATTTACAATGGAAGGAGCAGCGGCGGCGGAGCGAGCTGTGTCACCTTCGCCAGAAAGTCCAGTAGTGTCTGTCCTCGTACTGGCGCCGTCTGCCACCTTCTCGAACGCCGTCAGCAGCCACGTCTTGCGCTGGCCGTTCCACTCCAAGCGCACCGCGCCCTTGTGTGTATCTGACTCCAGGTTTACCCGGTTCTCTGAGCGCATTGTTACGCGCATGCTGGCGATGATGCTTTGCAGGTCGCCTAAGACTTCCGGGTGTTTGCTGGCAATCTTGCCAAGGCCAAAGCCATCGCGATAGTCGTACTTTGGATCGCCTTCTTTGCCATAAATCAAGTCAATGTCGCCAATATCAGGGTGCGACAGCGCCGCCTCGGCGTCGCCTGTGCGCAGCTCAAGGAGCTTTTGAATCGCCCCTTGCGCGTTGCCGCGATACTGCGTCAACACAGGCCCAAAGTCTGCCTCGTCTTCACGCACTGCCGCCATAGCTTGTGCTGTCGGTGCGCGGCGCAGGTAGTCAAATTCGTTGCCGGTGTCTGGTGTTACGCGTGGGCGTCGCTGGTTAGGAAACAGATCAAACTCGCCACCGCGACCAATGCTTGTCAGCGTAGTCAGCGCACCATCGTCGTCGACGTGAACGCCATCAATCGAAAAACGTCCGAGACGTTCGACGGCCTGCATATTTCGCCCGACGGCAAATATAAAGTACCCGTTGCCCGATAGCGTCTCTTTGAGCAAGGTGCGGCGGTTGATTGCATTGGATTCAGTAACCAGCGCCACGGGGACCGTTGTGATCCGCTGAACGCGCAACTGTGCGTCAACGGCCACCAGCGTTACAGCGTCGGCATCAACGTCGATTCGTTTTGCCAGCTCCATGACGCTCTCGGCGTCAGTAATCTTAAACCCGGTGAATTCGCCTGCCGTCATTGGCTCGACCGCGCCAAAGTCTTTGAACCGCACGTCAAACTCGCCGGTCGCAAACGGGTCGATAAATCCGTATTCGTTGGTGTCGATGATAACGTGGCCGTTATTAGTTAGGCCTGGCATCTTTTCTGTAAACAGTCGAGTCAGGCCTAAGTCTGCGCTGCTTGGCCGAGCTTTCCCGCTTGGATGGTTGTGCAGCATCCAGAAACGCGTTGCGCCGCGCTGCTTTGCGATCGTGGAAACTTCGCTTAGATAGGCGTCAGAGTCATTGCCGACAATAGCCTGCGCCGAAGTCGGCAACCGGCTAGTGAGGCCGAGCTGCGAGACAATTCGCCCAGCATCATTAACAAAGATTAGACGGAATGTTTCAAAGCGTGGGTCGCGATAGACCTGCGCCAGCGTTGCTAAGTCTGCGGCTGAGTCGATTCGCTGTCCAACGAGTGAGACTCGCTGGTTGGCAGCGTAATCACGCGACAAGGCTTTGCCAAGTACGGAGCCGGAGGCGTGTAAGTCGTCCAGGGCGGTACTGGCTTGCCGTTTGGCAGTTTCTCCACCCTGTGTATCCTGGCTTTCGACAGGTCCGTAATCGAGAAAAAGGTCTCTTTGTTCGACATAATTTGGATCATTGTACGCGCTTGCGGCTTGGAATAGTCGACCCTGTCCTTGTGCTTCCAGGCGATCCACCGGGCTTTCGCTACCCGTCAGGCCGAACGTCTCGCGCTCTAGGTCGGCTTGGCGCTTGGCTTCCTCGGCCTTGGCGCGGTCGGCGGCTTCTTTCTGGGCTTTCTCGATGCGATCTAGTCGCTCGACGATGTCTCGGTTGGTGTAGCTGTCGAGTCCGTAGTCGGCTGCATCTTGCCGGGCTGTCGTATCGTTGACGGATCCGCCTTCTCCAGCGCCATTAGCGTCTCCCTGTCCTCTGGAGAAAACGGCTGCGCGTGCAGGATCTTGCGAAACACCGCCTGCCCCTTGGGCGTCCGGTAAATCTTGCGTGCTTGCGGGTTCATCTGTATTTCCTAGTTGATTAAAGACTTCCTGGCGCGACGCCTTTGGCACCTCGCCAAACATGTCTTCGGCGGGTTTAATGGCTTCACTATACGCAAAATCTGCGGCGCGACCCAGCGCCTCGGCCACAGCCTTGCTGCTGCGCACATTTGCAGCAAACAGCGTCAGCACCTCAACCACATTAGGGTCGGCGGTAATGTCGACCTGCTGCGCGGCGCGGGTAATCGATAGCCCGTTACGTCGAGCATTAACGGCAATCTCGGCCGCGTCAGTTACGGCCTGGCGAATATCCAGTTGGCCAGCGCCTTCCAGTCGTGCCATCTTGGGCGCTACCTGGGCAAGCGCCGACAGCACTACTCGCGCCTCGGCGTCTTGTGCCTGGGCATAAAGACGGATCAGCTTGTCATTGTTGTAGGCCTTGGCAAAGATCGCGGCATTGAGGCGATCGACGGCCTGTTTCGTCGGCTGACCGTTGGTATCGAGCAGGCTGCCTTGCTCTGCCTGGGGCATAGCCTGCACAAATTGCCGTACAGCCTGCGGCGTCACCGACCCATCATCGGCAAATGACAGCGCTTCCAGGTTGACGCGCTGCACGTCGTTGTTAGCTTGCTCGACAGGCGACAGCTCAAGGTTGCCGACGGTATTTGAAACGTCGCCAATGTCGGCTGTCACGCTCTCTTGCGGCATGACGCGCACCAGTACTGGGTTGGCCATACCGGCAATTACCTGGGGATCAATACCGTGCAAGGTATCGGCCTCCAGCTCCGTGCGGTAGGCATCTGCCGTGTTCTTGCCGTATGCGGCCTGTAGTCCGGCAATCCGTCCGTTACCTGCAATCGCACGCACGGCGTCAATGGTGTTGTCGTAGAACGCGGCGTTCTCTGTGCCATCTGCCTGATTCGACGGCAGCAATTCGCTGGCATCCACTACAGCGTATTGCACTGGTATCCGGCGACCATCGCTGGCCACGGCCACATCAGACGCGCCCAGTTGCTCGGCAGGAATAACGCCTCCAGCCACGACTGGAGCGCCGTTGGCAAAGTCGCGTGAGAATGACAGGCGGTTGTAATCAGGCGCGGCTGAAATTGCCGTCATTTGTGCGATCGACGACGGCGTGGCGCGGTTGCGGTTCTGGATGATCTTGTCGTCTGTTGCTGGCGTAGGATCCGGCGTTGGGGCAACATTAAGATCAACGGGCTGATCTTGTGTTGGCTGCGCGGTATCCGTCAGCTCAATGTCAGCAGGCGCTGGCTTGAGCTTGCTGTCCATCGTGGCCGTATCGGCAATCAAGTTGGCGACATTAGCGGCAGCTTGTGGATTGGCTGGCTGCGGGGCAGGGTTGCCGATGATCGTAATGCCAGGAGGCTGGCCACCCGTATTGGTTGCTGCGCCGACGCCGCCGCCCAGGATCGCGCCCAAAGCGCCTTCGTAGGCGGCGCGCTTGCCAAGCTGATTGGCGTTAAATTCTTTTCCATCACCGACGACTTCGCCTAAGTAGTTGCCAGAGGCCTCGCCAGCTTCTTGTAGACCTTCCTTGCCCATCGTCTTGAGCGGCTGGCCAAATAGGCGCGCAAAGACATTACTGGCCGTCTGGCGAATCGACGGATCGTTGGCGATCTTCTTGGCGATCAAGCCCTCAGCGCCGCCACCTGTCAGCGCACCGACACCCAGCGACGTCAGGCCAGAGATAGCCGCACCGGTGTATTTATCGCCCAGGTCTGGAGAATCGATACTGGTAAACGTATCGGCCGCATTCATGGCGCCGCCCGTACCGATCGCGGCGGCCGTTGCCGCCTTCCCAGAATTGGCCATCTTCGGGATCAACGTCACGGCCTTGGCCGCACCTGTGGGCAGGAATAGCGAGCCGACTGTGGAGACACCCGCATCGACGGCGGCGCGTGGGTTTTGCACCACGGCAGACGCCAGATCGCTAATCCCCTTGGTCGGGTCATTGAGTACGGCGTTGACGTTCTGCTTCTGGGCGCGCAGCTCAGGCGACCCGACAACGTCGTCAATCGCCTGCATGCCTTCGGTCATGGCATTCGATATGCCGGTTCCGTAGTTGCCACCTGTCACCAGTTGCGCCAGATCGCCGACGCCTTTGAGTGCTGTGGGTCCGATCTTGAGCGTAGCTGCTGCGACGTCACGCAGATCGTTGCCGTTCGGGACGAGCTTGCCCCAGAGCTTCTTGTAGGCGTTCGTATAGGCGTTGCCCTGGCTGTCTGGCGCGTCAAGTTCTCCGGAAAATTCCTTGAGCTTGGGTTCTTGGATCAGATCCCCGGAAAACTCTTTGAGCGCCATACGTTACTCCATGATGAACAGTTTGCCGCTGGCGTCTTTCACGACCGTCTTGCCGGTCTTCTTATCCTTGCCAGCGTAGGTGTAGCCCTGCGGAATTGATGCTTCCATTGTGGGCGCTGCCGCTGCTGGTGCTGGATTTTTGTTCGGGAACATCACATTGACGCGACGCGCCCAGCGCTTGTCGACTTCGGCCTGTACCTTGTCGTCTGATGCGCCAGGCAGATCCTTCTCAACCTGCGAGACGAGCGCGTTATAAGACTTGGCATTCGTGGCGTCGACGCCGCTGCTGGTCGGCTTGGCCGGGGCGATCAACGACACGCCGCCCTTGGTTGGCAGGGCAGTTACCATCGGCCGGCCGTTTTCGTCGGTCGTCGTTACCGTATGATCCAGGCCGCTACGCACGCGATCAGCGCGAGCGCCGCTTTCGCCAGCGGCTGCGTTGCGTTGGTTGGCCAGCGCACCCTCGGTTGCCGAGAACAGCTTGGCCATGCCTGGGCTTGCAACAAGCTGCTCGCCGGTCATTTGGTTGATCGAGTAGCCGGTATCCTGCACGTTATCGAACGGGGCTTTGCCGCTGGTCGCAAAATGCGCCTGGGCAACTGGCAAGGCCATCGCCGGGTTCTTGATAACCGCCTCACGGTGCTCAATCCCTTGCTCGGTCTCTCCAGACTTCGAGAAGTTGTGCATGTACTGTGGTCCGGCCAGCTTAAAGGCGATCATCTGCGCCTTGCGGAACGGCGACATTTGCGGATCCTGCTCCAGCTCCGTGTCGACATTCAAGCGATGCTGGTTCGTCATCTGCAGACCACGCGCTTCTTCCATGTTTTTAACCTTGCCCATGGTCGACAGGTATGCGTCGCTCTTGTATTGGTCGGCGAGGGCGGCCGCCTTAATGGCGTTGCCAATCCCTTTGCCCAAAGACATGGCGCCTGCTGCGCCGCCGTCAATCGTAAAGTTAGCCATGATTATCCCTGTCTAAACGCGTCAGCCCAAACGGGTCTGTCATAGTTGAATCCCCCAGCGTATGTGTCCGCGCTAGCCCCTACCAATTCGCCGCCGCCAGCGGTTGATCCTGCTGTTGTTCCAACATCTGCCGCCGTCTTTGCTCCCTGTGCCGCGCCATACATCAAGCCAGCCGACCCCGCAGCGCTCAATAGCTGTCCGGCAAATACCTTGCCAGGATCCACCAGTCCGGCCTGCTGAATCGCGATCGAATCCGCGCCTTGCTGGCCTTTCGAGAAGTTGTTGAGCTGGTCGATTGCCATGCCGGTATCCATGAGGCGGATCCCTTCATTCATGCGCAATCGGTTGGCCGACGTCGTCTTGCCCAACAGGCGCGCCAGCGCGTCGGCGTTCTTCAAAGCGTTAGCGTCCGACGCGGCCTTGGCGGTCGTATAGTCACCAGAAACATTGCCCTGGGTCGTCTGCTGCTCTGCGCGGATCGCCTGGCTGTCTGATACCGGCGCCAAAAGGCCTTCGGTAATCGCCGCCTCAAGCTGCGCCTGCTCGGCCATCCGATCCTTCGGGTTGAACCGTTCGGCCGTTTTCATGGCCTTGGATTCTGCTTCGCGCTGCAGTTTTTCCTGGGCTTCCAGCGAGCGTCGGATCTGCGCCTGCTGGCGTTCCTGGGCTTCCTGATTCGCCTGGTACTGAACGGCCGCACCGGCCACCATTGCCGCTAGTGCGGCATAGGATGCTATGGTTCCTGCGCTGACTGCACCTGCCATTTTATTCTCCCGTAATCAGCGTCTTGACGTCGGTCATCCGGTTCGTCATCAGCAGTTCGTATTCGTCCGTAAACTCGCGCTCGCATTCGTCTACGGTCTTGGCGTTAGTCGGAAACAGCATGGTCATATTCAAATCGGTGTGCGAATAGAACATCTGCTTGCGCCCAGCGCTACCAGGCAACACCGTGTAACCGCGCAGCTCAATCGTTTCCGTGCCAATAAACACCGAGCAGTCGCCCGATACAATCAGCACCGTCGGTACTTTCAGCAAAGCGCCGGTAAGAATCGTCCCGGCCGGCATAAACAGCGTGCGTGCGTACATACCGCCATGAATCAGGTTGGCGGTCGGCAAATCGACCTGTTCCAGAAACTTGAGCGACAGGCTTTCGATCAGCTTGACCTTGTCAATGCTGTCTTGTGACATGGCCGGCAGGGCAGGCGCAGACAGCGAAACGGCTGTCGTCGCTTCGCTTACGCGCTCAATCAGTTCGGTGCCTGCCATGTCGTTCTCCGTTACTGGCTAGTCGTGCCGCCGTAGGTTTTCTGTGGGCTTGCTGGTACGCCATTGACGTCCTTGTTGTACCCAGACAGCGCTGCATTGCGACCGGTAATGATCTGGTTCGTCAGGTAAGCCTGCGAAAGATCGTCAAACAGGCTGCCCACCGTCGCGCCAGATCGCGCCTGAGCGGCTTGGTTGGCGTTGGCCGACAGACCGTTGAGCGCCATCGAGGCGGCCGTGCCGGTATCGATGCCAGACTGCGCCATGCTAATCAGGTTGGCACGCGTCGTTTCATCCTGCTTTTGCAAGTCGGCGGCCGCCTGGTCGGCAATACCACCAGCGCGCAGCAAGCCTTCATTCGTGCGGCGGTTAATCTCAGAGTTGCTGTCGACGTCAGCAGAGCCGCCCAGCAGACCTGCACGGGCTAGACCAAAGCGGTTGGTGCGCTCGGCTTCCTTGGCCTGACGATCCACTTCCTTGGTATTGAGCTCGTACACCGCATCCTTTTGCCCCTGGTAGAGCTTGCTGCGTGCATTGGTCGGGTCGCCTTCGACCCAGTAATCGTAATTCTCGAAGTGGCCTTGTTCTTGCGTCGGGTTGCCGTTTTCGTCCATGCCAGCCGGTGAATCTACCACCCAGCGGCTGCCCGATTGCTTGACCTGGTTATTGAAGATCGCATTGATTTCATCGGTCGCTGCGCGAACACGCGCCTGGCGCTCGGCCTCACGTTGACCAGCGCCACCGTCACCGCCGCCACCGCCGCCGCCTTCCAGCGTCATGCGTTTGGCGCTACCAAATCCCACCGGGCTAAAGGCGCGGATCGGGTACATGTCGAAGTGCTTGCTCATAGTGCTTTCTCCATTACGGTGTATTTGTCCCGCATCCCCCACATGCGGAAAAGGCGAGCGGCGCTATCTCGCGCTGCCAGCTCAATCAGGGTTGCCCCGCAGTTGCGCAGGATTGCGTAAAACTGCTCGGCATTCGATTCGCTGATGATCCACTTGCCGCCGATCGTCACAATGAAAGCCACGCGATCATTCGGCCGGTTGATAAACTCGATTGCGCAGGCGCCGTGCACGTCGCCGTTGGTATCGCAGGCGACAATCAGTTGCCAGTAACCTTGCGCCAGATAGGCCTTGACCTGGTCTATCGTGTAATCGACGCGGGTTTCCTGGCCTTTATCCAAGCCTTCCTGCAGAAACGACTCGACCAGGCTCCAGGCCTGGAGGACGCGATTGACCGGAATCGTGTGGATATGCAAGTCCATATCCAATTCTGGCGCGGTTTCCACCGGGTTCCGGATAATTGTTTCGTTCACATCGCCCCCAGCACGTCGTAATACAACGTCACCGAATCCAAGCGGAACGAAGCGCTGTCATAGTTCCGGAAGCGCAGCGCAAACTCCGTGCCAGCGCATTCGACTGGGATCATGCCGGCCGGGCGGGTATTGCCTTTCACCTTCACCGGTGTGGTGTAGGCGTC